TATAAAGAGGAAAGGTCAAACATTATCTAGGCTGTCATTCAATTAAAAAGACCTGCTAATTTTAGTAGGTCTTTTTTTATGTCTGGAAATATTTGAATTAACGCTACAACGTAGGCTACTACTAGGCGGTTAGCACTGGAAATATTTGGTAGTAGAAAGCTATAGACCTACAGTTTTTACTCAGATGCACAAGTAAAGTGTATAGCGTTCAGACTCGTTTAAATGCAAATCTAGCGACCAAATCTTTTTTAATATCGTAGCACCAAATCAGTTTTAAGCCCTCTCTATTGCTCTGTAATGAATTTTCGACTAAAAAATTTATCTCTCATTTGCTCGTTAAAGCTCGTTAAAGCTCTGTTTTTAACTCTACACACAAGGCATAATCTCATTCTGTGGATAGAGTCACAAGGCAAAGTTGAGAAAAAAGCAGGGGAAAATTAAGTCAGCACGCAATAAAAATAAAGATTTGTAAACAAATTAAACTTAACCAGAACTTAACCCCACCCACCTTAGGCAAAAAACGTATGACCCCCCGTTAGGAAGCCCAAATTGTACGGTGTACCTTACTGTCCTATTGCACACTGAAAAAACCATCTGTACCTAACTACCCTGTACCAGCTATTTTTTGCTGGTGTACGATACTAACCTAAACATCTTCTACTGGTAAAAAGCCTAGCCTACTAACCTACCCCCACTTGTAAAAAATTTTGCAATATACTATCTTAGCTGTATTGGATACCATACTATCTTTTGATAGAATAGAAGTATGGAAATAGTAATAGGCTCCCAAACGTTAGATAAGGTTATTACGGTCACAGGAACGAATTTAAAAGAGGTATGCCAGTTTGTGGGTCGAAGGTTAGTTACACTATGTGACTCTTCCGATAATACGTTGAGTGTTCAGGCAGCTAGTGGTTCTGTACGATTAAAACCCAATGATATTATTTCTGTGCCTTCTGACAATGAATTTAGTGTTCCTTTGTGTGTGGTTAAGTCTTTGTAGACAAAGTAGATAAAGTATTAGAGAAATTAGAGGAGAGTAGAAAGTAATGGGATTAGATGAATTTAACTGGATGACAGCTTCAGAGGTAGCTAAAAGGACAAAGTGTTTTAAAAGCGAGGTTTACTACTTAGCCAAGATTTACAAGCTACCTACTAAAACAAATGAAAAGGGTCATAAGTTATTTGATTTAGCGGCTCTTACGCCCATTATTAAGGAACACTACACACTTAAGCGTGCTAGGTTAACTGATATATACACTAGGAACAGACCCATTTACCTAGAATTGGAGAAGAGGTTTAACTTAGCTTTAGAGGTTCTTTTTGCGATAGCAGAGACTCCCATATCTTTACATAACCTCAATTTAGTTAACAAAGCCAAGCAAGTATTAAATGAAATTGGAAGGGGTAAGTGATGACACAGATAGCTACCTTCCCAGCAGGTACTAAGGTTAAGTACAGACAGGATTTCAGATCGTGGGAAGACCTCTGGATGGAAGATAAAACCTTTACTGTTGTTGGGGAAATACAGCACTATTACCGACTTTCTGCCGAAGGCTATGGCGGAAAAGAGTATGGCAACGGACAAATATTAGTTAAAAAGGACTTTTGTATTCCTTACCTACAGGAGGTAGACGAATGAAATTTACAGAGCAGCCCAAACAAGAAATGAATGATTTTCTCAGAGAGTGTCTAGACTTTGTAGGACTTACACAGCGGCTCTTAGCCGTATCTGACAAAGAGCTAACTCATCCTGATTTTATTGCCCAGGTTTGGACAGTATCGGAGTCTTACTTAACACAAGAACCTGAGAGTCAATTACAAACAATTTTCCACGAAATTGGGCATTGTTTGCTGCACCAACAGCAGCGAATTATTTATGAACTGATAGAGAATAACCTTGCCAGAGGAGAATATGAAATTTTTACCAAAGCCTACTATTTAGAAGAAGACAGAATCTGTGACAGGCTGGGTTATACTTTCGCCAAGCAATTTAAAAAACTACCCCCACAACTTATAAAGGAGACTAATAATGGAACCGACCAGAAAGCAGATAGCCCAACAAATACTTCAGCATTTGATTGAACACTCCAGAGCCAGAGTAAGAACAGAAGAAGGTGTACATGAATTAGTGCTCTATCAAGAAAAACTCTATCTTACCCACTTAGAGAGTGGAGAAAGCCGTACTATATCGACACCCTATCATATGGATACGTTACTAGATAAGATTGTACATTTTAGGCTAAAGAATGTGGGTAGGCCTAAAGACCTAGACCCTATAAAGAGGCTCATACAGGAAATTGATGAGTAAGCTAATTTGTCCACAGAGTAACCAAATTTTGATTGAGTCCTGCATTAAGTTGGGAGAGCGAATAGCGGGTATTCGGCTCTATGACTATCAGAAGAAGTTTTGCCGAGAGGTTATTTTTGATCTTCTGACTGAGGGAGCTAATACGCTTACCGCACTCTTCTCTAGACAATGTGTTCACCCCGACACTAAGATAATAACCCCTACAGGTTTTAAGTATGCCCACGAGTTACAAACTAATGACCCTGTACTCTCTGTTTTTGACAATGAGATTTGCATTGACGCTATACGAGCAAAGACAGTACAGAACTTATTATTTTACAAGATAAAACTTTTTACAAACCATGAGCAAGAAGTCTCTAATATGGAGAGGTTTAAGAAGATAGATCAAACGTGGGGCTATATCAAAGACCAATCTATTAAATCAGGCGATCAGATTCAGGTTGCTATTGACCATATTCTCAATGAAGACATTTCTAGAGAGGACTATTCGGCTAAACAGGCGGGACTTCTTATGTTTGGGCAGCAGTCCCGAATGGACTTATCGGATATTTTAGGTTCCTTAGGTCCTACTAGAAGAGTACAACTCAAAACGAAATCGAGAGTGTATGCAGAATCCCTAGCCACCCTCCTCAACACAACAGCATCACAAAGCCAAGATGGGTACACAGTACCTATTGCTTTAGAACCATTAGACAGGGAGTATGTTTTTTCGCAGAGGGAGTCTATTCTCAGGCACTTGTTCCAATACGCAGAGATCACCACTTTTCAGTCCAACAGAGGGAAGAAGTACAAGATTATTTTCAAGGTAGGTTCTTCAGGTGTGTACAGGGACGCCTTAAGTGCCTTACTCTTGCGAGTTGGCATTATTCACAGGTTCAAGAAAGAAAATATTGAAATTAAGATGTTCGATGGTATTTTTTTATCTCTTCCTTTTCTCAAGACCCATTACCTCTTCTCAGAGCTAAGAAATTATCTCAGGGGTTATAACTCTAAACTTGGGGTAAGGTTATCACTTAAAGACACCTTCACAATGTTTAAGCAGTTTCCCATCTTACGGGAGTTTGTTAAGGACTCTACGTATAAGTACTATAAAAAGAATGGGATTCACTTGACCAAGCTACTCGACCTTCTCTTTAGGACAGAAATTGACCCGGACACGTTGTTTAATTTTCTTCCTAGAACCTATTACGCAACGATTAAGGACATTTACTCCACAACTGTAGGTGACGCTATTTCCTTAGAGACAAGAGTGTCAGGAACCTATGTAGCCGAAGGCATGGTAAACCACAATTCTGGGAAAACAGAGGCCAATTCAGTTATTTGTTGTTCCATTATGTTGATGTTTCCTCACTTGGCCCATTCTTTCCCAGATGATAACCGCTTTAAAAAGTTTAAAAAGGGTGTCTGGATAGGTATTTTTGCTCCAAAAGCCGAACAAGCCGATGATTCTTATGAACGGATTAGAACCAAGTTTGAATCAGACACAGGTAAAGAAATTCTCAACGAGTTCCAAGTCAAGTCCACAGTTTCCAAGGGTGATAGAGTTAAGCTAACAAACGGCTCACGCTGTCGAGCCTGTACAGCCGGAAAGGACAGTAATATTGAAGGCGATACCCTACATCTTATTATTGGGGAAGAATCTCAGGATATTGACTCTAAGAAGTTTAAAAAGTCCATCCGACCTATGCGTACAGCCACAGCAGGAACTATCTTAATGATAGGCACAGCCAATATGATTCGGTCGTACTTCTGGGAGACAATTACTCTTAACAAGCGAAAGACTAAGGAAGCCCAGCGACAATTTCACATTCAAGTGGATTATCAGGAAGCCTCCAAAGTCAATCCGAAGTATGCGATTTCAGTTGTTAAAGAGATAGAAGAGATGGGTATCGACTCAGACGAGTTTAAAATGTCCTATATGAACCTTTTTCTCTTCGAGAGGGGTATGGCATTTAAACCAGAGCAATTAGAGCCATTTCACCCCATACTAAACCCAGAGGGTCTATTCTACAATTATGAAACAACAAACTTTTACAACGGGTACAAGACAGTGATTGTTGGAATTGACGTTGGGAAGCAACAAGATAGGACATTTTGCGTGGCTGTGGAGGTAGATTTTGAAAATCCCATCATTGGGAAGCACTTTATAGCCTATCACAAGAAATTAATCGGCTGGACGTGTATGTTAGGTGATAATTTTCCCCAACAACAGGGAAAAGTAGTCGATTTTCTAGCCCAAATGAACGCCTCAAAAGTCCTGATGGACACCACAGGTAAAGGAGATGCTTTTTTTGACTATTTGGCAGAAGCCTGTGAACATATTGAGTTTGTTCCTATCCCTTTCTCCTCCAAGTCTAAGCATATGATGTACAGAAGCCTCATTTACGACATGAACGCAGGAAGGGTGCAGTTTCCTTGTGGTAAAGAGACGAAAAAACAGGAACCTTACCACCATTTTATTAGAGAAATGGGAGAATTAGAGAAGAGCTACACAGGTGCTTATCTATCCTGCCATAAACCGACTCGATCTGAACACGGAGTACCGCATGATGATGCTTGCTTTCATCCAGATACACCTATGCTAATAAAAAGAGGCGGTAGAGTGGTTTGCGTAAATATTTCAGAAGCTGTTGTAGGTGATTTAGTGATTACAGACAAGTCTCGATTTAAACCTGTGGTAGCTACAATGAAAAGAGAATTTGATGGCACGTTGGTAGAGATTAATATTAAGAAGTTGGGTAAATGCTTAGTCACAGCAAATCACCCTATTTTAACTACTACTGGCTATGTACCCGCGGGGGAACTTAAGTCTGGTAAACATAAAGCTATTAAAACTTTTTACAAAGGAGAGGACAAAGAGGAGCTACCAGACTTCGACCTGCTTCCGGTTTTTGAAAATTTAGCCAGAAGTTCTAAAAAGAATAATGCTTTAATAGATATGTCCAAGATTATAAGCAAGGGTAAGAAAATAAAATTTAACAACCCTAAAGCTAAGTTTCACAACCGCTTTATTAAAATAACCCCCGATCTCTGTAGGTTAATCGGTTATTTTATCTCAGAAGGTGCGTGTGGAAAGCACAGCGTGCAGTTTTCGTTTAACACGAAAGAGACAGAGTTGCATAAAGATGTTACTAATCTGCTGGCTAAGTGTTTTGGTATCGCTAAGAAAAGTATTGGCGTTCGTCATAACGCAAACAACAGCACCGCCGTCTACACTTCGTCTAGAGTAATCAGAGAGTTCTTTAAAAGCCTTGTCCCAGGTACTTCCTCTGATAGAGCGATACCTACGTTTATCCTAGAGTTAGCACTTGAGTTTAAAGAACAGGTTTTACGTGGTATTTGGCTAGGTGACGGGTATTACAATGAAAGGCAAGTATCTATCGTAACAACTTCTCCAACTTTGGCTTATCAGATGAGGGATTTATTCAGTGAACTGGGGGCTATATTCTCAATTGATGTCTCTAAGAGAGCTGGGCGTACTTGTTTAATCCGTGATCGGGAAGTAAATCACAACTACGATCTCTTTCAACTTCGCGCAATGTATTTCAAGGATTACAACAAATCTTTAGCTCTTTTAAGCATGGTTACAAACAATCTAAAAAAAGAGTCTGCTTTTCACAAAGTAGTGGCTGTAGCAGAAGAAACAAGGGTTGTGGCGGAGATACGGTCAATTAAATATTTGCATAAGCAAGAAAATCAATTCGTTTATAACTTGGAGGTTGAAGATGACCATTCATATACGGTTAACAACCTTACTGCCCATAACTGCGATGCGTTAGCGTTAGCATGTTATGGAGCTAAGATAGAAGAGAACACGAATCAACAATATGTTGAGGTACGAGATAACATTTTTTACACGAATTAGTTAAAAAGCGTTAAAAAAAATATTAGGAGTTAAATATGCACAAGTATAATTTTGACGAGCTTAAAAAGGTAGCAAACGAACTAGACGCTTTATCAAACGATGAAAGTACAAACACAAGGGCTGATCAACAAATTGAAAAGCTGAGAAAAGACGTATTGCCTAAATTGTCTAAACGACTCCGAGATGCGTTAACCAGTGAACAAGAACATTGGGAAAAATCCCAACTTCATTTAGCCAATGGTGAACTTGTAGACGACTTTGTGCCTAAGGAAGTCCCTCTTGACCCAGAAGTTACACCAGAAGAGGAATAAGTAAACGTAAAAAAGACCTCTACGGGAGCTTGTGGAGGTCTTTTTTAATAGGTTGGTAGCAACAAAGGTAAGGAAAAAACATAAAAAGTTATATAGGCAGTATATCAAATTTTTAGGTTGTGTCTAGACTGAAAAATAGTTATACTAACTAAATAATCCCTCAAGCTACAAACTCAAGGGATTAAAAACTACATAATACTGGAGAACATTGTAACATGCCTTTAAACAAAATCCCCACATCATGCGCCGTTGTCAGAAAAGATTTTTTCAAAGTAACTAACCATCAACTAACAGCAATTATTCTTAATCAACTTATTTACTGGACAGAGAGAAGAAAAGATTTTTTAGAGTTTAAAGAAGAGACACTAACTAAAGATACCAAAGAGTTTGGTTGGGTTTATAAGACTGCATCTGATCTAAAAGAGGAAGTACTAACGGAACAGTCAAGAATGAGTGTTTCAAGAGCCTTAATTAGGTTAGAGGCTTTAGGTATTCTGGATGTAAGAAATGACCCGAGCAATCATTTTAATAGAGCACTGCAGTATAGGGTTAATTTAGAAAAGTTAGCTGCTCTGGTAAAAGAAAAAGGGTTTGAAAATAGTAAGTATGCAAGTGTCAAAAAATTCTTTAACATCAAAGGTGAAAGTAAGGAAAACTCGATTTCACACCATGAGCAATGTTCAATGCACACCCTGAGCTTTCCATTGCACAACGTGAGCAATGTATATAAGGAATCAGAGATTACAAAAACAGAGATAGAGATATTAAATACAGTTGACGAAGAAATTAAGGCTGTAAACCTAAAAGAATACAAGGACAAAAAAGAGAAAAATAGAAATCTACCGGCAGGTACTTTACCTATTTGGGCTAAAGGGTTAAAAGACGAAGCATTTTACATACAAGACTTAGGTGAAAACGTAGTCAATATACGGAGAATAGATTTTCATGAGTTACGAGACTATTACTGTAAAAGCTCTAATTACCTTGAAGAGTTATTTTGTTATTTCTTAGAAAAAAGATTAACAAAAGAAAGAGTAATTAGAACAATGAATAAGTTCTCAGACAAACCCGACTGCTACAAACCCAGCTTAGAGTCTATTATCACTAGGCACACTCCAGAAGTAGACTCAACGATTGAAGATCCAAGATACGCTAGTCTTTAGAAAGATACTAGGAGAATAATATGACTACAAAAGTATTTTTATCGTATTTTGAGCTTAGGCTCATTACTTTCTCTAGAGATATAGACGCAGACCTGTTAAGTAATTTAATTTTTTTAACCAGTTTAACTTCAGATTTTAGTAAATATGTTGTAGAGGTGTTAAACAGCGAAAAAATAAAGTATGGTTGGGTACGAATAAATCATAAACTGTTAACTGAGCTTTTAGTTACCCGCAGGGCATCAAAAACAGTTACAAACGCTCTTAACCGTCTTGTCAAGTTGGGTTTAATTAACATTAGAACGAATAAAAATAAAACAGATAAGACAAGACGGTTTAGGGTAAAATTAACTGAAGTCTCTAGACATCTTCATGCTGTTAACCTACAGGATTCCCAATTTTTTGATTTACCCAATTTATTAGAGAAACAGAAAAAAGAGTCAAAAGAGAATAAAGAGCTTTATCTTGATGCGTGTTCTTGCTTTTTCACAGGAATGTATACTCAGGATAGGGAGTACACATATGATGTTATCTAGTTTTTTAGTTCCAAACTTAAAGGTGATATACTTTTGTTATGGAAAGATTTAAACTTCTCTTTGAGCCTTCTTTGAGCCTACCTGTTGGTGGAAAGCTTACTTTAGCTTTCCCAGTTAAACACCAACTGCCAGGTGATTTAGGCTATGCCATAACCTCTTCCAGCTTTAGGTTACTATCTTCTTCTGGGGTAGAAACCATTGCATTAACAGCGGGTTTAAGCTTACAACCTACAGTTGCAGGTTTTACACTAAACTTAACTGCTGTAGCCGCGGGGCAGTACACTTTAGTTGTTAACGTAATTCTGTCTACACAGGACGTACTTGTAGCAGAGCAATCACTTTTCTTAGGTGGTAACTAATGGGTTTAGTATCAGATTTTGGAAGGCAGTTCTCAATTTATGCGAAAACTTTGTTTCCTTCCACAGGTAGTACAGATGTTCTTCCGACCGTAGCCCCAGAGGACGCAGAGCGTTTTTCTCGTTACAGCCTTTTTTGGCGTTTTTACATGGGTCAACATTGGGAGAATCCGACAAGACCTGATGGAGAGCCGTACTTAACCGCCAATTATCTACAAGCCTTTGTAGACATTGGAACCTATTATCTGATGAATAAACCTTGGCAGTTAGTCAATACCGATAAAGATTACTCAGATGAGAAAATACCCTATCTAGATGAGATTTGGAAAAACAATAAGAAGCCAGTTTATTCAATAGAGAAGGCACAAATGGGCGGGGTAACAGGGGATGCGTTTACTCTCATTATGCCTGACCCACTCACAAATCTGCCTAAAAGCTATCTAGTACCTTCTTCGTTCGTTTTACCGGTCTGGCATCCAACCGAGAGGGGTGTACTTGTTTCTGGTATAGTGCAATTTCCGCTGAAAATGTCTTCAGCGGGTTCTACTGACGTGATGACCGTAACTGTGGATTCTATGCGTATTGACCAGTATGTTAACGGTGAACTTGTTAATTCAATTGATCACCGCTTAGGTGAACCCCCTCTCATTCTCACCAGAAATAAACTTTTATCCTGTTCAAACAGTGGGGTGTCAGACCTTCAACCGGTTATCGACGTGCAAAGGCAGTTTAACCGTAAATTTACAGACATCGGTGATATTATTAATCACCATGCTGCTCCCATTACCATCGTCTACGGCACAAAGCTAAAAAACTTAGAGCGGGGTGCTAATAAAGTGTGGGGAGGTTTGCCTTCTCACAAAGAAGCCAAGGTAGAGAACCTTAACTCTCTAGGTGATTTAAAAGCTGGGACAGAGCATTTAATGTTTATTCAGAAGGTACTCCATCAATTATCTTTCTGCCCAGAGATTGCCTTAGGTAAAGAGATGGACATTTCCAACACTTCAGCTCTGGCGATACAGCTTTTATTTGGTCCTCTTCTTTTAGTGACGGAAGCCAAACACCATTCTTACGGTCAAGGTTTTATGGACGAGAATCGTATTCATTTAAAATGGGGCATCCGGCTAGGGCTTATAACAGCCCCAAGTACACAAAAGGAACTTAACAAGTTCTACAGGGCTCCTGTGAAGTTTGGGGTGGCTCTTCCAAGGGACGACATGTTAAACCTTAACAAAGTAATCAACCGTGCTAAAAACGCATTAATAACTCCTGAGGAGATGTTTGAGGAGTTGGGCGTAACTAATATTGAAGAATATTGGAATGATATTATGTCTTCTATTGATGAAGGAACGTACCCTGCAATGTTACTTACCGCTCAAGAAAAGTTAACTAATTTGGGCGGTGTAATGAGAGATGGGGCGACAAATGAACAAATAGACGATATGATAGTTAAAGAATCTAATTCAAGTGGAGGAAAGTAATTATGCCTGGACCCGGATATTCTAGTTCACTGAGAACCAACGCACGTATAGGTGGTATGCCTAGCCCTAACTCGTCAACGTCTCGTATGGACATGGCGAGTGGTTTGGCTATTCAACCTGTAGGACCTAAGAGAATGACACAAGCGGATATGAATAACAGACCCCCAACTATGTTAAATTCTGCGAATACCTCTCTGGCAGGTTTTATTAAACGCACAGCCATGAAAAATGGTATGCTATAGAAAATTAATTTTAAAGAGGATTTACTTATGACTTTAGAAGAACTTTTAGCCGCTATTAAGGCTTTGCCAAAATCAGAACAAGCAGAATTAACTAAACACTTACCTACTGGTTTAGTTAAAGATCTGACGAAGACTGCAAAAGCAGAAGTGCAAACAACTTATGAATCGCAACTTGCCGACCTTCAAAAGCAGAACGCACAACTTAGTAAAGAGATAAAGGGACTTCAAAAGTCAGGTCAATCTGATGCTCAATCTCAATTGGTACAAAACACGTATCAACAAGCTATGGACCAATTGAGTGGACAGTTTAATACTCAATTTCAGCAGTTACAACAGCAACTAAAAATGGCTGAGGTAGCGGCTGCTAAATCAGACGTTATCGCTGAATATGGTTTACCACTAACAATGAAAAATCTTATTCACGGTAACTCTCCTGCTGAACTTCAAGAGGCTGCTTTGTACGCAACTCAATTCCTCAATGAATTTAAACAATCTCAAGAAGTTGAGTTTGCGAAGAAGCATAATATTACACTTGGTGAGGCACAGGCAGTTATTGCACAGGCACAAGCACCACAACAACAAGCCCAACAACCTCAACAAACTGCTCAAGTGCAAGCTGTAACACAGCAACAACAAGCCCAACCAGCAGCAGAGCAACAACAAGCAGCTCCTCTAACGGTTGAACAAATACTGGCTCCTTATGCCCAACAACTTCAACAGATGCAACAACATCAACAGGTGGACACAGCATCTATGGGTTTGTCAGGCGTAGCTCGTAATACGTTGGATGGGAAAAGTAGTAACCCCTATCAACAATCTCAATATTTAGCCCAACAAATTCCACAGAGTATGCAAGTTACCAATCACAATATGCAATCTCCTCAACAAGTTCAACAAACGATGCAACTCTTACAGCAAGCCTTGGCAAATAATCAAGCTGCACAGGTTAGTACTAATTTACAGCCGTTGATGCAAACCCAGTTTCAACAACAACCTCAACAAGCACCTGCTCAGTTTGATCAAGCCCAGTTAATACAATTAGCTCAACAATTGCAACAGGCTCAACAACAACCACAAATGCAACAGCAGGTGAATCCCCTAGCGCCTGTTTTGCCGAACAATGTGATACCTTTTAATTTGGCTCAAAGTCAACAGTCACAACAGGTTAACTCATCACAGCAATTACAACAAATGCCAATGACTGAGTATAATAAGACTAGGCAAAGTCATTTAAGTGCGTCTAAACAACGTTTAAATGGTTCACCTAAAGCGTATGGTTATTAAATTTAGCTAAAAAAGTTTAAAAAGGAAATTAAAACAGTATGCCTATTATACAAAGCGGCTTAGTGGGGCTACAGGCTCCCCCAACGTCACCTAATGTAACATCCGCATTGACAGCTCTAGATATTGTTGTTCACTCCAAAGAGCTGCTTTGGCAGTCATTACCTAGAATGGAGTTTTTGCAATTTGCTGTGCCTCGTCTAGAGCTGGGCGCACAACCAGGACACACCATTCGATTTATTAAGCACCAGAACATTAATCGTGGTGGTAAGGTTAAGGAATCAGTTCGGCTTGTAACTAAAGATTATGCAATTGGAACGGTCAACGTCACCGTACATGAATTTGCCAATGCTACTTCTGTAACCGACTTCTTACTTTTATCTAATCCCTATGACCAGATGGAAGCCATGGTCAAACTGCTTTCAGATGACTATGCAAAAGTTGTTGATGAACATTTTATTGAAGTTATATACCAAACTACACCCACCGTTATGTTTGGTAACGGCACGGTAGCGTCTAGGGCCGCGCTTGTAGCAGGTAATACATTTACTACGGCTACAGTTCGCTATGCAGTTACGCTAGCAGCCAAAAAACTCATTCCCATGTTCACACAGCCCCGTATGGACGGTGGAGGAATGACCTCGTTTTATATCTGCTTTGTAACACAAGAGCAGTGTAAGACTTTGATGGAAGACTCAGCCTGGACAGATGCCTCATTATATGCTGGTGCTGTTCAAATATTTACCGGAGAAGTCGGCATGTACTACGGTGTTAGGTTTATTAAAACCACTCAAACGCCTATTATAAAAGCTGCGACTGGAAATATTATCGTTAGTGGCTATGATTTAACTTCCAACAAACCCCTAGAGTTCCCTGCTGGATTTAGTGTAGCTGCTCATGCCACGCTCGATGTCCATGCCGCCTGTCTCTTTGGAGACTATGTTTATGCAATCGCTGAAGGTATGCCTGTTGGTATTTACACCAACGGTATCTTAGACTTTGGTAGAGAGCATGACTTGGCTTGGCGCTCAGTTATGGGGGCTGCTCTATTAAATAATGACCGAATTATAGTAATAGAAACGGCACAAACAACAATTTAATAATTAGTTAAGAAGGAAATACCGATGTCCAGAAAAACCAGAAGTTTAGTAACTAATCACTCTCCGGTAACGGGGTTGGAACAAGTGATCGCTGAGAATGAGGATAAGACGAGGGAAGCCTTGGCAGAAGCCTTTGAACAGCAGTCTACTTCTTCCGCAGCAAGAAAGCAGTTTCCAACACCGGAGGCGGCTATGCAGAGTGCAGAGGAAAAGTTGTCAGATGACCTGCCAGCTATTTTTACTGATTCTGATTTGATACAAGAAGAGTCTGGTCTGGTATCGGAATTTCCTCCTCCTGACGAAATGGATGCGAGACACCTCAAAGCCTATATCGAAGAACTTCACGCTAAACTTAATGAAACCAATGAAGAGCTTAAAGCTGAAAAAACAAAGAAGTTAATGGAAGCTAACAAAGCCCTTTATGCTGATTTCATTGCCCAAGAAGATCAGGTTATGTCTATTGTTAGCACACAACAAGGTTTTCATGTCTGGGGTAATAAGAGTATTAAGTTTGAGCAAAACAAAGTTTATCACAACGTACCCGAACCTATGGCTATGCGTTTGATTAAAGGGGATGCTGCTCTACCCTACGGTCAGGCGATTGGAATGACAAGACGTATAGGTGCGGGAGTAGGCTAAGTGCTAACCTTTGATTTGGTTAAAAGTTTTGTAGATGGGCTAACAGGTACAGACGTACCGGCGGCTCAAATAAATCTTTTAATTCAGAATCATTCTAAAGAGGTGGTAGATAACTTAGCTTTAGACGGTAGGAACTTAGGACCTACGATGACGCTCTTTAAACTAGCTAAGGAACCGATTCAAGACAACTCCCTTACACTCTATCGAAATGACGATCCTCAATTTATTATTGACCCTCTTAACGTAATTCCTGTTATTGTGTACGATCATACAACAGGTTTACCGGCTATACCAGCTAACCAAGCTGGTTTAGACGCAGGGGGTAATGTTTTAAGACTAGCCGAGTTATTCGATTCCACAACGGAGTACATTATTGCCCAGTACTATGCGGTTGATTTAAACGCCATAGAAACAGACGTTCTATTCAAGTTAGGTATCCACAATCGAATAACCAAGGAAGACCGCTCAAATGTCAAAATAACGAGGATGAGCCATATTGATATGCTGGTGGCAAAAGGTAAAATCGCTCAATCTCAATTATCTACCGGCTCAGAAGTGGAAGTACAAACCGCTACAAGGGAATCGCTAGGACGTACATTTGGCATAAGAGGTACGGATGGCAACAGTTGGTAATCCATGGGCGCAAGGTAGATGGCAAGATTTTTCAGATATCCTAGACAATCCAGAAGAAAATTTCAGGTATTCAATTTATCGTCCCTTTTCTACTTACGATGAAACCAGAGCTGCAATAGAGCGCACTGTTACGGTTGTCACGGCAGAAGTTGGTATGTGGATATATCCCCAAGAACTAATTAAGATTCAAACTCATGATGGAAAGATAGTTAACACGGATGTTATTTTCTTGGTTAAACCCAGGGTAGATGTTTTGCAGAACGACTATATCGAGCGTTTAGGTAGGGATAGAATCCTTTATCGTGTAGGTGGAATTAACGACCTGCTCTCTCACAAAGAACTTTTTTGTTATCGACCTGACCAAGATTTCCAAGGCTTAGATAACTCCGTAGGCACAGAAATAAACGCCTTTGTCATATAATGGCAAAACCTAAGCGATTTGGAATAAGTATCGACCCTGATATTACCAAAGAGGCTGTTAAAGAAATTGAACGTGTTGCTAAAAAAAGTTTTCGAGAAGATTTATTGAAAAAACTCGCTAAAAGTCAGAAGGAAATATTAGACAACGTAGGAGAAGCAGCTATACAATCTATTTCTGACGGAGGTACAAAAGTCATCATCGATCCTGAAACACCTGCTAGTGACTTTAGAGTGTACAACGAACCTGCTGGGGCTAGAAGATTTTCTGATTTAACGGGAGAATCCGCCAAAGCTATTCGGTATCGAGTAGCAGCACAAAGAGGGGCTATAGGCAGGTTTTCTACTAGCCTTACTTTAACGTGGGGACCAGTGATAGTTGACGTGGGTTTTGTACACAACAGAGTGAAGAGAGCCGAAGGAGGTATAGAGGGGACGGGGAAAAAGTTAGTGAGGAAAAGGCAATTGTCTGGTTCAGAGGATAAAGTTAGGATGCTTGAGGAAGGCAGCACTTTTCATCAAGTTAGCAAAAGCCCGTTTGTAGATTTAGAAGGTGTTACGCACGCTAGGGGTTTTTATCCGTTAGAGGGGTTTGTAAAACACAACCAAGACCCAGTAACTGAAGCCTTTTTTAATGAGGTTAACAAAAATATTTTCGATGTACTCGATAAATTAGAAGAGCAATTCAGAGCAAGTAAATCTTCTAAAAGCGTCAAGAAGCCTTCAAGAGGGCGCACTACTATAAAAGGTACACAAAAGAAAGCGGGTATGGGTACAAAATAATGGACAACGTAGTCAAAGAGTTATTTAAAACGATTACCAATAAAATTATCACTGATGGCGAAGAAGTAAATTCCCTACTTTCTTTAGTTGACTCGGCTCAATTTCACAATCCTAAATTTTTTACACAGTTTGATGCCAAGGAAGTTTATACGCAAAACTTACCTCGTTTAACTTATAGAGGTGTGTCAGAGCCTAGCGTTGGGGATAAGCATTCTTTATTATTCTTTGCCAATATCTATTCTAAAGATTATAATCTAAATGGGGCTATTGGTTTAAGACTCGACTACTTACTGATTAAACCGTACGTAGAAAGAAACTTGAGACTTAAGAGAATGTTTCCTCTCTTAAGTAATATAGGAAAAATTTCGAGAGCTGAATCAGATAAAGAAGCCTATTACCAGGAAACGCACGAACGTGTAATAAAATATAGAATACTGTTTGTAGAGAAAGGAGCCTAAAATGGCTAGCCCTACTGTTAGAAAAATGACCAATATTGTTGGTGCGCTTCCTATAGGTTCAACAAGTGTATCTGTTACAGATTCAACAGAACTAGATTTAAACGCCTCTTTGGACTTTGGGGCATATAATGGAAACGCCGTTGCTGTAGGGGATATCATTCAGCTTGTTAACCCAGCAGATCCTGGCGGTGTTAGAAATAGATTTCGAGTGGATGTCATTACACCCGGCGGTGTAGGTGCTCCAGATATTATCACTTTTGATACAACCGGACCCACTCTCACCTCGACCAGCGTTGTCTATCCAGACGGTTCAATCGTAGAGAGGCTGTCAGCAAAGCAAAACAACGCGGCTTGGACAGCACAAGCAGATGCCATAGTTGAACCAGGAACCTTGATAGAGGGTTTACATTATCAATTTAATCACGGCTCTGGATTAGTTCGTTTTACCGATGCCTTTATCGCCACAGGCTCTTTATGGAGTGTCTTGTTTGACTATAAATCAGCTTCAGGTAGAGAAGTTAACTTAGGTAAACGTCAACCCAACTTAGAGTTCCAAGTGAGATTAGAGCATTACTTCCCAGGTGTTGGTGCAAGCGGAAACAGAAAATTAATTACCACACTGCATAAGTGTGAGGTTACTCCTGAAAACCCAAACATGGACTTCAACGCAGACGATTGGATAGCACCAGAATTTACTATTGCCTGTTTAGAGTCTTCAGACCCTGCCCATGTTAACAACCCATTTGGTAAGGTTTTTGTTGAAAATAATCCAGTTAACTTGCTACCTTACTCTCAGTACAACACCGAGAACTATTCAGTCGGTGTATTTGATATGTTCCTTACCCCGCTAAGTGCTGCGACAGCCATTGCCCGCAACTTACCACAAACTGGTTTCTATGTTGGTAACGTAGTCACAGGCGGTATTGAAGCGGTTAACGAGTTCTTAGACCACTTCAGGGGCGTTCCTAAGAAACGTGATAAACGGATTCTTATCCAACAAGAGTTTAATGTTAACGCAACCATAGACGAATTGACTGCGGTTAACTTAGCCATTCTCTTTAATGGGGACATTACCGATTTAAGCTCCTTAACTCCTGTCAACGCACAAGGCACCGTAACTGTTCCACCTGACCAGTTTGTACCAGGTGACTATGTGTATGTATGGGTTCCACTAGGCTATATTTTTATCAACCCAAGTTAAAGGGCTAGATCTTTATGTACGGGCGGTAATAACACCGCCTGTTTTTTTAGGAGGTTACTATACATGGATCTATCACACATTGACCTGAACGCCGTGTTGTCCAATATTGGAATAGCACTGGGTTACATAGCTGGTGCAATCGGGGTGGCTATAACTGCGGCTAAATACTACGTAGATAAAGAGTCTAAGGAACCAATGGAGGCGTTAAAAAAGAGTTTACTGGATCTTCAACAAAAGGAAGAAGAAGCCAGAAAGGTATTTAAGGAAGAAATTCATGCTGAGTTTAAAAAGAATGATAGTGAGCAGAAAAAGTTTCTTGAAAAGGTGCAACAACTACTTTTAGATAATGCAACAAGTAGAAAGGATGTGGAGGCATTACAAGAGAAGTTTAATCATATTAGGCAACATCACAGCGGGTTGGACACACGAATAAATGATATAGACAAGCGTGTTTTTCATATGGAACAGAAGGGAAAGTGAGCTATTTGTACGATTTTACTAGTTGACCCACACCCCCGAATGTCTGTATCTTTACAAAAGTAGTTGACAAGTTGGGGTTATAACGTGTGTGGTGTTTTTTCCCTAAAGGACGCTTTGGCTGTTCTGTCTGAACCTATTTCAATTAACTTTTTAATTACTGAGTTTTGGCTAGAGGACACATTTAGAGCAAGCGACCTTCTTTTTAACCCACTCTTCCTCTGTGGTGAAATTCCAGAGGTGTGCTTAACATTAGAATATCGCTCTTCGGTATTACAACCTCTGAGAAACAGAGGAATTAAAGTGTACAAGAAATTCATAGATATGGCTAAACTTAGAAAAGAACTCGATAAGCATCTCATGTTATAATGAGCCTAATTTAAAAGCGAGGAATACCTATCCATGGCGATCAAACGTGAGACCCTAGAAAAGAAGTCAGATTTAAAAAAGACAGAGGAAGACACTTATCTTGAAGAGGTTATAAAAGAGCAGGAAGTAAAGTTGGTGGGTGGCCACACGTTTGTGTTAAAGCAGTTAGGCTATAAACCACAAAAGCGGGTGATGGACATTATTGGACGAATTTTTAAAGAGTGTAAGGAAGAGCTCACTATCTGGCTAGACGAATATAAAAAAGAACGAGAAGAGTTGAACAAACTTATTCGAGAGGAAAACAACAATATTGTTGAGACCAATAAAGCGTTGATCACCTCAGGAAACGCCGTAGACCTCTTGGAAGCAAAAGCCTTCATAACCAATATTGACGTACGTGTTCTTTTCATCGAAAACTTAGATTTGTTTATTGATAAATGCCCAGACGCCGTTGGGGATGTGGTGAAGATGGCGGGCGGAAAAGACGATCAATTCTTAGAGGAAGCCTTACCAGCCTCAATTATTTATCTCTTTCGGAGGATCGTAGAGATCAATTTTTTAGCAAGCGGCTATCTCGAACAGATCGGAAAGCTCCTAAACGCTATGCCAACAGCATAAAGTTCAAGGGACGCAATAATGGTAGGCAAGGAGATAAAAATCTGGGTTGGGGAGACGTGGTAACCTACCTTGCACGTAATGGGTTTGGCACGGAAGAGCATCTGTTAGAAAACATGTCTAAAGACGCTATGCTCTATTACTATGAGAAGTGTCACGAACAGCAAATGAAAGAATTGGCTCAGAGCATGAATGCTAATCGCACGGCATACCACGCTAACAAGCAAGACTTTAAGAAAGCGTATAATAAACTCAGTGACTTGAAAAAAGATGCTCAAGCCACACCCAATAAGTTTATGCAAATGTTAGGAGGTGTTCAGAGTGGCTCTGGGGATAAAGATAGGTCTTGAAGCCGAAGGCGGAGAAGGTGTTCTTTCTTCTTTTACGAGAACTCTAAGTCAGGTTAATAGGCTTGTCCAAAAAACAGCAGATGCTATTGGGAAAGCGTTTAAAGTTGATGAGAAAAGTGGAATATTCGGTGGGGCTGCTTTTGGTAATAATGGTGTAGCTAAGTTTTTATCAGAGCTAATTCCACTAGGAAAAACTTTAAACGACATTAGTAAAGTTCCTTTTGTTAAAGAACTTTCTAAAAAAGGTGGGTTTTTAAGAGAAGGCGCAAATACAGTTGCCTCTGGTGTTAAAAGAATAGCGGAGTCTTTTGGGTTGGTGGAGAAGAGTGCAGGAAAAGCCTCAAAGCAAAGCGATAAAGTGCTTGGCTTATTTGATCGTGTTGGAGGAGATACCTTTTTCGAGAAAAGCCCCGTGGTTAGGTTTTCAACAGCCTTATTCTTTCTCCAGAACACCATTACTAATGTTACTGCTTTAGCTGAAGGGCTATTCGATTCCTTATTTGGAGCCAATAATCAACTCGCACAGTTTGAACGAACGTTAACTACAGTTCTAGGAACCTCGGAAAGAGCTAAGAAAGCCATCTTTGAATTTGCCAGGCCGTTTGCCATTAAAACTCCTTTCTTTGAATCTGAGGAAATTATTGCCCAGGTAAATAGGTTAGCAACCGAAGGTTTTTCTCTGGATGAAATCACAGGAAGACTAGAAGACGGATTTAATAAATTCTCAGGTAAGTTTGAAGCCCAGTTCTCAGACGGTTTGTCTTCTATTATTGCCAATACCGCAGGTGCTTTTGGTGCATCCTTAGATGAAGTAACAGAAGCATTTATCGCAGCCACACAGAATAGGTTTTTTAGAATTACTAAGTTTGGTATTTCCAGGGAACTTTTAAAATCGTTTGGCTTTAGCGGACTAGAGAGTGATATTAGGGGAAGAGTAGACGCAATAAAAAGAGTACTTGAACTAAAGTTTGGAGGAACCCTAACCGGATTAGCCACAACTTTTAAAGGTGCGGCGTCTAATATTTCTGACTTTTTAAGTGTGTCCCAACAAAAGACATTTGCGGCTTCTGCGGATACGGTTAGACTAAAGTTAGTCCAAATTGCCGAAGGCTTAAACTTATTAACTACCAAATCTGCCACAGCGCAAGCATTTAATAAATTTTTAACTGACACACTTGGCGGTGCGTTTAATACAGTAACCAAAGCAGCAATTACGTTCTTAGACAAGCTATTTCAGTTTAAAGAAATTTTAGCTCTTATTATTTCTATCCCCATAGCCAACTTTTTAAAGAATGGCGTTTTAGCCGTTTTTCAATCGGTACAGGATTCTATTTTTGGTTTATTCAATGCCCAGAAATTGGGTACAGCTTTACTGGCTCCTTTTAACCTTGTCTTGCGGTTTGCTAAAGGTGCTTTTATATCTAGCTTACTGGCTACTTTTATTAAAGCACAGGGCGGTATAGCCACAATCTTTGCAAAGATACCTGCCTTGATTGCCAGCTTTTCAGCAAAGGGACTAGGTGCAGGAATATTTACAGCCGAGTTTGCGACGACTATAACGAATATTAGCAAGACGTTAACTCAACTAGGTGCTACAGGGGGCAAAACCTTTTCCGCACTAAGTAAAATAATCGGTGCTTCTGCAATCAATCTTGGAAAATTTAGCGTAAACATCGGAAGTGTTGGCGCATTGGTATCCAAAATTACACCTATAGCCGCTGTATTTGGGGCAGTAGCCTTTGTCATTCAAGGCGTAGCCGCTGCAATTGCGTTTGTAAGCCAACTGTTTATAGCCACTTTTCAGTTTGTAGCGATACCAGCTATTTTTGAGGCAATAGGGGCTTTAAACGATTTAAGAAAAGGAATAGAGTCACCAAGAACACAAGCATTGGCTAGTATTATTAAAACCTTTGAAAAGCTAAACGACAAGATACAGCAAGTGGTTGCTTCATTTGTGCAGATATTCGATAAATCTTTTCAATCAGATAACGCTGTTTTTCTGAAGCTACTAGAGAGAATGGTAAACGTAGTTTCTTTTTTAATAGACAGATTACAGAAAGCCGTAGACGCATTAGCGTTTTTATCTCCTTTGTTTAAAGCTATCGGTTTCTTAATTAAAGTTTTTATTATCGACCCACTCCACGGTGGGTTTATATTGGTAAAGCTGGCTGTTGAGGCTATTATTCCCGTATTCAAAGCGTTAATAAAGGACGCACTGTTTTTTTGGAATTTGGTAAAAGTCAGTGCTGACTTCTTAGGGCTTACAGAAAAAGGTAGAAACGCAATTAAAGCGCCTGCACAAGCGAGAGCTAAATTTAAAGAAGACTTCGGTGATTTGCCAGAGAAAGCTAAGAGTAAGATATTCAAGGCGAGCAAAGAATTAGAAATTGTCAGGCTAGAAGCTCCCGATAAGGCTAAAGAGAAGTCAGATGCCTTATTAAAAATATTAGAGAACACTAGGGATAGGTTTAAAGACGCTATCAAAAGGATGAAAGAAGAGGGGTTTGTTGATCCCAAGGAAATAGCGGTGGCTGAAAAACAATTCGACAAACTTGAGGATAGGATATTTAATCTTCGTTCTGAATTTGAAGACATTTCCGATATTAGAATATTAAAAAATATTGCAGGTGCAGGCGCTAATAAGAGTTTTAAGGATGCCGAGAGATTTGCAGATGGATTTAAAGCCAAAGTAGAAAGTATTGCCAGTGCTGCAAATACAAGAGCTGATGAAGAGAAAGACCTACAGGATCAAATAGTCAAAGCCAACCTAATTGGTAACACAGCGGGTGCTGAGAAGCTAAGCCGTATACGAGACAAGTTACGCACTGAGAATGAAAGAAAAGACCGCACGGTCATTGAACAACTTTCAGTGCTACAGGTAGAAGCAAACAACAAAGAAATTGCCTTTGCGGAAAAATTAAATCAATCTAGAACAGACCAGCTTAATACTCAGCAGCGAGCAATATTAGATGTTGAGCACGCAGTCGCTAAATTAGATTTTCCTAAACAGTTTGACTTAAGTGAAGTTAGACCCCAAATAGAGGGCGTTCTTAGTGCGTCTACAGATGGGTTAAAGGATGCAAAGGATGAACTTATACGTGTTCTTTCTTTTAAAGGTTTGAGTAAGGAAGAGATAAGCAAAGCCCTAGACTTTGTGCTTACCGAGAACAATCGAATAACACAGCAAGCCGTTAGCAACGAGAAGCTACTTAAATCAGCACAGGATAAAGTATTAGAAGGCGGTAAAGCGATTTCCAAAGAACTAACCACTAGAGCTACACAAGAAGGCTCCAGAATTAGTTTAGCGTTAGAGGAGCTGAAACTAAAAAGGAAGTCACAAGAGGTTACTATCCAACAAGCTCAAGAAGAGTTTAAATCTTTAGAAGCTCGTTCTAAACTATCCTCCACCTTTCTGGATAGCGAAGAAAAACAAAATGAGCTTAAAGAATTTGGGGCTAAGCTAACCGAGCAACAGAATAAATTACTATCAGGTTCAGACGAAGAATTTGGAAGATTAAACGGTACTGTTTCAGACACATTAAAAACTTTCAAACGCCTAGAAGAAACCCCAGAGTTTTTAAAGCAAATCACACTAGAAGACCAATTACAAAACTCAGCTTTCTTAGCCAATAAATTGAATAAATCTATTGTTGGCTTGCGTGAGAATGTAGATGGTGTTGAAACAATACAGGCTGAGATTAATAACCAGATGTCTAAGACATTGGGTTTAGCTGATCAAATAGCCTCTAAAAGGAAAGAAGATCTCAATACCTTACTAGAGACTGCAAGCACACTCCAGACAGTATCTAGACAGCGTGTAGTCTCTGCTGAACAACGACAACTATCTAGTCAATTGCAGAGTAGTAAAGTACCTATAGACCTTGCTAACGGTCGTAGAGCAAGGTTAGAAGCACAGCAAGCGGATCGAGATATTCAGGCACAGTTTGAATCGGTTAAACGCCGAACTGAGGAAACTGAAAAACTTCTCCAGAAAAATAGGCAAGATAGAAGAAGTTTAAGGTCATCACTGGGTATAGACCCAATTGATCCAACCGCAGAGCGTAATGATGTCAGAGAACTGTTAGATCTAAGACGTAACGCTATTACTGAGTTATCTGGATTAGAAACTAAACTTGCACAGACAGAAACAGATGCACGAATTAAACTCATTGAGCTACACAAGACTGAAAAGGATTTACTCATAGAAAAGGGTAAAATAATAGATAATTTGGCAAGGAAAGCACAAACAGACGCTAACCGAGCACTCGATACACAAGAAGCCCTGGTCAAGCTAGTCTCTGGTGGAGAAGTACCTGCTGCGGGTAGACAGTTCTTTGTTGAAGAAAGACTCAAAAATTCTCTAGCAGTAGCTCAAGAAGCCAGTACAAAAGCAGAACGGCTGACTGCTTTAAAAGAGGCTGCCGAGTTATTGAATAGTGAAGAAGCCAAATTATTTGCTTCTGCTGAAACCAAAAGTAGCGCTTTTCAAGAAATTTTCAAATTAGCCAAAGAGATTCAAGAGCAAGCTCCTGATATTGAACAAGACGAACTGAGTAGAATAACAGCCCAGCAGCAAAATGTCAGAGAAGACTTAGCCGCTACTGAGCAGAGAATAAACAATGTTACCAAGAGTATTGGTAATTACTCTCAAACGCTCAATGGGCTGGTAAAGACAACACTTAACTTAGCCAGTCAATTAGGTCAAGAGTTTTCTAAACAAACCCCTCTTGAAGACCTCGTTAAAAGAGGACTTAAAGGAGAGTCAATTGGTTTTGATACCAACAAGATAGATAATTCAATGAATAAATTTGCTGAAGCTGTATCCAGATTTGAAGCTGCTTTAGGGTTAGACTTACAAAGTCTAGGGGTAAGAAAATTAGGTAAACAAGATTTATCCTTCAACTTTAGCCCTGAGCAAGTCTTTCAAAAACCACTTGAAGAAACCGAGCAACGTGTAAACGGTGTGATTCAGAAAGGTAACTTCAATCAACCCAATTTATTCAATGACTTATTAAATACAAACAGTTCTCAGGATGCTAGGTTACAGCAAATTAATTCGAGCTTACGGCAGCTAGTAGAGAGAGAGAAGGAACCACTTGATCTCAACTTGACATTAAAGGCAGAAGATGAGAAAAGTGGTAGAATAGTAAACAGGATTCAAGTAGATCAAACTGCTCCCCAATTTAGAGCACAATTTTAAAGGAGATTGAGAAAAGACAATGCCAGATTTTCCCGTAAATACAGTTATACCCGGTCTTGGTAATAAAGTGGGCGTACCTAATTTTAAGAACAGTCTGGAGTTCTATTTTCCCAACATCGTCTCCAGTGGTGCATCTTTAACTACACAGCCAAAATTAGAATGTTGGAAAGCTGTTTCACCTGCATTGGTAACTACTCCTGAAAACGCTCAAGGTGTGTTTCCTCCGGCTTCGACAGATAGTGCTATTTTTGCAGTAGCGACTTATTTGTATAATGATAATTTGGGTGTTAGCCCATTGCCATCAGATTGGGTAAACTTTTTAGCTAGCGGTTACGTAGGCACTGATTATACAAACCAGGCTAGAAAACTTCGAGGAACTACGTCTTGGTTACAATTACGAAATTCACTCGATCCTTTATTGCTCTCAGCAGGCGGTTTGTACTCAGTTCCTTTTAATCTAACGATGCGTTTGAAAGACGATACGCTTACAGCAGCAGACACAATGAAGTGTTATATCTTAGGAAGGTACACGTATATATCGGCTACAGACCCACAATTAGCGTTAAGAGGAAGAGAAGGGGGCACAGACGCTGCTCCGGGGAGTATGAATAGAATTAGTGGATTCGCATATCCAGGAACAAGCGACCCCGATAAGAGAATAGTCTTTACAGATGATGGTGCAAGCCCATTAAGCCCTGTGATAACAAGACCAGCTCCTTTAGATCCCCCATACTACGCTCCACAGGCGGTTGTCATTGCAGTCTAGATTAGTCCAACCTGTTTATAACTCATTTTTTATCACTGTCCATTGTCAAGGTGGGAAACAGATTGAAGGGTACATGGAGGAATTTCCTTGGGATCAAGTACCCAATGAAGCCTTTAAAATAACAGCGGAGCATATGAATGTTTCTCCACCTCTTGAAATAGAGGCAGGATTTCATAAGTTATTTATGTTTAAGGAAGTCACACAGGCTGTTATGGGTTCATCGTATAAACGTGTAGACATGCAAGTTGGTATAATGGCTTCTGACCTATCGGGGTTAGGGTTTACACTTCACAGGGATGGTTCATTTGAGAGAAAGAACTTTGATTTTAGGGACTATAGTCAAGAGACACTAAAACTGCACACTAGGGGGTAGACAGCAATGGATCTTGGCGAAATCTATCCTTCCTCAAGCGAAGATATTGTTTACGGTCTAGCCTCCACAATTGTTCTTCCCCCACTGGCTGCGTTCGCACTAACAGATAATGCAATTCATCGTTTAATCCAAGAGGTAGACCCCCTTTCTTTAGATAATCTCTTTTCAGTTATCGATACGATTTCATCTTCTAGTCCTAATCTGTGGGAAGGTACACAAGATATTTTCCTCTTTGGTACTTCCATAGATCCTCTACAGATATCCTCCTATGGACTTATTGCAACCCCGGTAGGCTTATCCTTCGGTAGTTTCTCATCAATTATGATGCCTATCGATACCATTATTCCTCCTTCGCTGGTCCCAGGAAATAATCCTATCTTTGTATTTGGGGCGGGTGTATTTACAGAGGCGTACAAAACAACTGAGATCAATGCACTCAACGTTCTAAAGTCAGGTTGGAAAGCAACAGAAGTTAACGTAGGGGTAATTACCCCATACTCAAAAACAGAGATTAATGCCTTTGTTCAGCAGGTTAAGACAAGCCCTACTCAATTAAACGGGTTTGTAAACGACTATGGCATAGCAGAGACAGAGCTAAATATTGATCAACTACAGTTATCTGGGGCTAGCTCAACACAACTAAACGCCGCTGTTCAAGGTATTAGTATTCAATCTATTCAACTCAACACATTTATAAGCAATTACGGAATCAGCTCAACAGAGTTAAATATTGACCAGCTTCAATTGTCTGAGGCTTCCCCAACTGAGTTGAATGCCAGTTTACTGGCGATTAGTTTTAAGCTAACAGAACTGAACGCCTTTGTTTCAGACCGTACTTTTATAGCCGTTGAAATTGGATTAGCCCCCATCGTTGGTTACAGTACCGCCTCCACAGAAATTAACGCTATTGTTAGCCTACAGAATAATCGAACGACAGAATTAAATATGTTTCCCACTCTTGCTAACACAAGGGCAATGGCTATTGGTGCAATCGTACAGGCAATGAATACTCAGGCAACTCAACTTAACGCAACTATCCATTTGGGGGGTGCGGAAGTAACGGAAGTCAATGCGTTTATTAATATTGTCAAGACGCAAACTACTCAACTTAACGCTTTTATTAATAAGACTAATTTTGACGCTTTCCAATTAAACGCCTTTGTCAATATAATGGATTTAGGAGCAAGAACAGAACTCAATGCTTTTGTTAGAGATTACTTAATTGCAGGGGCACAAACAGAACTCAACGCTTTTTTAATTAATGAAGATGAGTTCTTAAACCCAATTAATAACCTACCTGTGAAGGACTGTTTTGTAGAAAGTGATTACTATGTTTAATTTTGACCTTTCCCTCTTCGACCTAGAACGTAATGCACAACTATTGAATGCGTACACACACTGTACGAAAGTCGTATTTGGTGGTTTAGTTTTAGCGGTCAATGAGGTCAAGCCAAGAAATGTTCGCTTTGAGATAACTACTCGTAATTGGTTTACCAAAAAGGATAAAGGTATCTCTTCAGTACCTAAGCGAATTGAGCGTTTAAATAAAGACGGCTCTACCACAATTATTAAAGAGGTTGTTCTAACCAGAGATAATGGAACGATAGTTACAACAACGACAGAGAGTACAACTTTTCCTGAGATTACCAATGTAACCACTATTTCTGAAAGTACCAACTTACCTGTGGCAAAATTGGTTACGGCTGCCAACGGTGTTGTTCCCCCCACCTATGAACTTGACGCAGACCGTATTCGTTTAGTTAAAACAAAGACAGTGGTTACTCCCCCTGATGAAGTTATAGAGTATGTTACTGAACGAACAGAAGAGATTAATTCTACAGCAGACCGTGTAACTCCAGGTAACAACCAAAGAACAGCGGGTGGTATAGAGATTCAAAAGGTTTCCGAAAGACGTTATATTAACCAACAGAAGCCTGTACCCAAAGCCAAACCAGTTAATTTTGAAACCATAGACGGTACGTTGTACGACCAATACTTATTAGGTCCCCCTGTACAAGGATTTGATTTGGTCTTTTGGAATGAGGGCATGGGTAATAATCTCGTTACCAACTTTGGTACTGACACAGACGTACCTAATCCTGCTGACCCATTCGGTCTTCCTTCTTTGCCTGGGGATAAAACATCGAACGAAACCATTACTAGCAAGTTAGATTATGGAGACGGTACAGAGGGTGTACGGACGTATAAATCCACACTGAATGTCAGAGGTGAGTTAACAGAGGAAATTACGCTTGTGGTGCAAGCCAAAGAGGTCAGAGATAAAATTGACGTAACTAAGACAACTACAACACCTCTGAGAACGGTTAAAGAGATTAACCATTATGATATTAAAGGTGTTCTTATTAAGACAGACAAAACGACAACGACTAAGCAAGATGACGTTAACGCTCTACAAGGAACAAATGGAACAAGTACCTTAAGGGAAGAGACAGACGAAAATGGTAAAGTAACACTCACCACGACAACCACTTCTCACGATTCTGATTTCTCCCATGAAACAACAGAAGAACAAAAGCAAGTGATTACCCCCGGTCTTCCTATTATCTCATTTACTAAAAATATAACCAGGGACTTTAAAAACAATACCCAGGTAACAGTCTTTACTGAAACCGTTAAGAATACCGATGGTGATGATAAAACAACTACCTGGACAGAAGAACTACCTATCAATGCAAATAAGACAACCTCAGAAGAAATTACAGAAAAAAAAGACGAAGCCATTATTGATGACGTAGTGGTAGGAAGACTGATTACTGAGTACAGACTGTCTGGAGAATTATTAGAGAGAACACAAGCCTTTAAAATAATGAACAAATATATTGAGCATCAACACGCTTGGGCTATGTTTAATTTCTTAGGTCAACAATTAGAACTTGGAGAAAGGTTGGCTCCCAAAGATAGAAAGTCACTCTTTGAACAACAGATGAGAATCTTTACCGCAGAGCTTTTAGTCGGGGAGACAGAAATTAGGCAAGGACCTGTTCTTGATAGAATTGAACTAGAGTGCAACGGAGAAACGCAATTGGGTGTTGTCTTCGCACCTAACGCTGGATTTGATTTAGAGTGGATAGATGGAACAGATGGATATTACCGCTGGACGATTAATGTTCAAACCTATTCCAATGTGGTTGTAGAAGAACCCGGTGCGATTGGTGAAGATACCTTAGGCGGTGTTTATATTCGATATGAGGAAACCTAGTGGCAGTTAAGTTAACTAAGATAATTCCTGATGCAACGCTGGATAACTGGAGAAAATCAGTCTTTGTAGCCTTAGATATCTTCGATGGGTTGTCGCCTTCTGTTATTGGCTCATTTAATTTAAACATGAGTCAAAATGGAGGAACGTTTACCCTTGTTCTAGAGAATCAATTTAATTCCCATACGTATGTAAAGAACCAATTTGTTACTGTTTTTAGAAGAGGCTCCTTAGAGTACACTGGTACAATCAATGAGTTAATTCCTGGTCGAACAAAGGGCGGTGTAGCGTTAACGATTACAGGTACGGTTAACCCACCTGCGATTAAGTACATCAGCAAGTGTACATTTATGTCCAATCAGAAATTTACCGTCCCTGACTTTCCCACAACAACAGCATTGGCAAATGACAAGACAGCCTTTGAAGATGACGAAACTATTAAGTTTTTAGGGAATTCTAACTTTTCTCCTACCGTAGCCGAAGTCATGCAGAACATAGCGGCGTTTAGTGGAGTGGCAATCAATGTTGATCAAGTCATCGAGTTACCACAACAACTTAATTATAAAGTCTACCGCTATGTTTTGGGTGCCAACAATGTCTTCGATGCCTTAGAAGAACTGGCTAAAGCCTGTGGATGTAATGCGGTTACACGTATGATTTCTCCAGGTGTTTTTGGAGTATTTATTGTAGACCACCAACGCAGAGTGTTTAATCATACCTACGAGTTCAGTGACACTTTAGACGGATTAGAACCAGCCTCGACAGTTACTGACTTTACTGGTTTGGTTATTCATGGTTCTTCGGATATTACGCCTTACAATTCCTCATATGCAGGTGTACCCGAATCAGTAGGAACGATTTCTTTCGAGTCTGGTCCGGTGGCGTTAATCGATTTTTCAAAAGGTGAGGGTGTTGTACAGAAGCAGGATCAATGGGAATTTCCAGAAGAAGAAACTCAGAATAAATGGTCACAAATTACGATTGACCCAACAGCGGAGCATACATTTACTGAGATTTCTAGGAATCTTCCAGTTACACAGTGTTGGGATTATAAGTTAGTCAGTGAAAACCCTGTTACTTTTTCTTCGCTGACTAATCAGTTTTTAAGCAACTTTACCATAACAGGTGTTAACCCATCTGCACCAAAGCCCGATAGTAACGTGCTAACACGAAGAGTGTTTAAGTATTTGGTTTCTTGGGCAAAGGCTGTCTACACACTCAAGCAAGTAGGAGATATTTACCCAAAGGTTTTAGTTATTCCGAGAGATGCCCCAGATATGGTTGAGCGTTTTGATATTCCCGATAACGAATTTAATACTAAATTATTCTCCTACAGCGTGTTTGCAGGGAACACCCTTAACGCAAATTTGCCGAGTAAACTTAGTCTTATCACGCCCAGTGGCTATTCCATCAATGTATTTAAGAATAAAAACTTAACACAAATGGGTTTCACTCAAGACGGGGGTTGCTATATTGGTTTAATTCCAAGGTCACGACAAGTTTTAGGGTTACCTGTGTACCCACAGTTACAGATGGTACAGACATCGGTCACAGAGATTACAGGGGTTCAGTTTGATACGGTGGATTTTACTTTAGGATCAGACGTTGTTGTAGTAACCAGTGCCAATTACGTTGCCGTTGACGGTTTTGTTACTTTAGCTAGTTTTCTTAGAGGGAAAAGAAATCCCAACCTCACTACAGAGTATTCAATTGTTAGAGCAACCTCCTCTAAAACGGCTGATCCTAACAACTATACAATTAGAGAAATTCTTGAGGAAACTTTGCCCGATGGCACTCAGAATAAAGACAAAGCCCTTATAAAAATAGCCAATAAAGCCCGTAAGACAACCACAGGGGATAAGTTCTATTTCGCCAAAGCGGATAGCGTGGGTTTAAATCAAGAGTCTCTACGGGAACTAGTTAATCCCAATAACAATAAAGTATTGATTCTGGATTCGGGGGTTGTTCAACAAAATAGAGAAAGCCTAAAAGGAGAGTGGACGTTATACGGGTTTAGAAGAAAAGTTTATACACCTACTCTTGTGGCTAGCCTGTCTACTCCTGGTATGTATTTTCTATACGACATTGACGATCCCAACGACTCGTTAACTAATGCCCAGAAGATAGAACAAGTAGCTGGCTTTAACCCCAGAGAAATAAGTTCATCTCTGATTACAGATTTCTTAGCACCTTTAGAGTTTTTCACACACCTCTCCCAATTAGCCTTGAAAATTAAAGAAATACTCAACACAGAATACTTTATGTTCTCTCCAACTTTTATGGACAGAGGGCAACCCATTCCAGAGGTAGGAGATTCATTAACTATTAACAACGGACTTGCTCAAGGTCAAGCGATTACAAGTAAGGTAATTGGATGGAACCTGAGTGTTTCTAGACAAGGTGGCTCTAGGATAACAATTAACTGTGGAAGGTTGCCTATCCTATGATTGTAGACGTGTTGATTAAGTCAATTAATTCCGATGGCACAGTGAATATCGAATTTCAAGGTGTTGTTGTTCCTAAAGTAGCAGGAAAGCCTAATGTTTCTTTAGGCTCTGCCAAAGCGTTCAAACAAGGCAATTCGTTTAAATTGATATGACCTTTAACCCGTCAGATGTAAACATAGAAGGTATTACCCCAAGTGGTAAGAGTTTTATTGATGTCTTTACAGAAGGGCTTCGAGAACTTGCAAGGTCTAGGCAAGATGAGCTTTATCCAGGGGTTATTAAGTCAATCAATTCTGACGGTACGGTTAATGTCTCTGTAAAAGGAACGACAGTTCCAAGATTACCCGTTAACGGTCTAGCCAAATTAGGTGGGGATGTTTTAGTAACTGCTCAGAATATGCTTGTTCTCTCTAACCTCCCCAACAAAGTTATTAAGGCATCAAAACTTCCAGTAACAAAACCTAGACATGTTTTCGCATCGCAAAGGGATATTCCTTTTGAAAGAACGCACAGTGTGTCGATAACTCAAGGGGAGTACTTCTTTGATTTCTTTCCTACCGCCGCAGGAGATGGGGTTCTTACGGCGTATATGACAATAAACGGTAAGTTGTTAGCCGCTTTAATCAACTATGACTTTCCTGACGCTGTATTTGATCCTTATCCACACAGAGCGTTGGAAAATTTCTTGAACTACAACCATGACCTACCCCTCCCTCTCATGGCTAACCCACCTGACGCTGTGGATATCCCTTTAGGGACTAAAACAGTATTCGGTTTCCCCACAGGTGAAGTTGGTACACACACTTTGATTATAGGTGATCCTTTACTAGTTTCTTCTGGTGTATTGGATGCTTTTGTTATTGGTAGTCAGCTCCCGTCTAACGTCAACCCAATAGGTTCAGGTGAAGGAGCAGGTGTTAGCCCAAATGGGTTAAGTCTTGTAACAGGAACACCATCGTTTGTTCCGGCTCCTTACTTACCATCGCCTGAATCAGGAAGCCTGTTTCATCGAATTGACATTACCCCGTACGTCTCCGTAGGACAGGAAAATTGTGGTGTTTTTCAAATAACAACAATTCACAATACGTCCCATTTCGATATTACATTTGATTTTAGAATTGTAAGAAAAGTTAATGGTACAGAGGTTACTATTTTGAGTGATAATGATACAATGTTCTACAATAGTGGAACGCCTAGCGAAACTAAAATAGCTTACTTTAGAGAGTTTTGTTTCACAGGTACGACTGTTAATAAAGACCCTTCAGATTGGTAGGTAAGAAAGCATGACGGTACCCCAGAATGTTATAGCGTACGCTAAGAAAGAGTTAGGATACGGTGAGTACCCATCGGGATCTAATAACTGTAAATTTAACACATGGTACGGAGGAAATGGGTATCCTTGGTGTGCAACGTTTGTTAGCTATTGCTTCTTTATGGCGGGTCTTCCACTACCTGCGTCAACACCTAAAGGATTTTCTTACTGCCCTGCTGGTGTTGATTGGTTTAGGAAAAAAAACGCCTATCACACAACACCCGTAGTAGGGGATGTCGTTTTCTTTGATTGGTATAAGGGAACAGGAAAAAGTGGAGCCTATCATGTAGGTATTGTCTCTGCTGTAAACAACGATGGCACTATCTTAGCCATTGAGGGTAATACGTCTAACGTTAGTCAAGATAACGGCGGTCAAGTGATGGAGAAAAAGCGATCTCCTGTGAACTATCACGGATTTGGAAGACCAGTATATTCAGGGAGTACCCCTGTTCTTACGCAGCCCGTTATTTTAGCACCTGTTGAGGGATACCCAGAGTGGGACGGTACTTATTATTACCTAACCTCTCCTAATATGAATAGAGACAAACTAAAACAGTGGAAACTAAGGATGAAACAGAGAGGTTGGAACATAGATACAGAACCCCTGTCAGTATATGGTGAGTTCTGTGCGAAAGTAGTTAAAGACTTCCAACTAGAAAAGGGTCTAGAGGCGGATGGTGTTCTAGGACCGCTCACCTGGAAGATGGCTTGGGAAGCACCAATAACATAATAATGTTCTACCATTAAACTATAGCTGTGCTTCGGCTTGATGTCAGGAAACTGACATCTTTTTTGTTTAGTAGTATACTTAAAAAAGAGGTAACTAAAATGGCTCAGCAACCTAAAGATTCGAGAAACACCTCCAGTGTTCAAAACATATTAAATGACTCTAGACCAAGTAAGTTGTTGGGTTGGACACAAAATTGTCTACCGAACACGCAGACGACTATCAATATACCGGTTAATGGGGGGAGCTTCTTCTTTAGCATATTCTTTAAAGACGCGGCAACAACTAATACGGCGGCTCCAGTGTGGATTTCAGATACTTCAGGCAACGTGCTACCTTCTGCAAACGGCACAGCAACGATAGCTCAGAATGAAAAATCAATTTGGTTTGAAGGTGGAAGATTAACGTTTACCGTGGAGAAAGAAATTAAGGCACTTTACGTTTGTCCAGTTGATCCCGCTCAAACGGTAACTGCTCATTTTATAATTGGAGATTAACCTGTGTTACTTAATACTACTAATTTTTATACAGGTGGAGGAGAAGGTGGGTCTGGGGCTAGCCCACCAATTCCAGCTATTCCCCCACCCCCTTCAAATTTGCCCGTATTTCCGCCTACTGTTGGTTTAATGACTTTTTTGGCTATTGGGGACAATGTTTCCATTTTCTATAAGTATAATGCAGGAACACATGAGCAGTACTACCACAACTTCTTCCTCGTAGACCCCTTCCTAGCGGGTGGGTTTTTGGATTTACCACACACGCCCCTTGTGGTTTCTGAGGTTACGGTTCAGACTGCGGGTGGGGTTGTGTTAGAGTATGGGGTACACTACACTATTGTATTAGACGGAGCAAACAATCAAAGGAGATTTCTTTGGAATCCTGCCTATGTGATTGCTGGGTTAACCCAGACTGAGTTTACTGAAATTGCGTTTACTGGATTAGGAGTTGTGGGTGGTTTAAGTTACTTTGACTTACCTTTTATTCCTGCTTACCCCTTACAAACGTACTTACAATTTCCTAATGGCACAATTGCAGTTCCTGGGGCTGACTTTACAGTTGTCGAGGATGGTGCAGGAAATCAGAGAAGAATTACTTGGAATCCTCTGTACGCAGGAACACCTACTCCCAATGGGCTACCCACAGTTGGCTTAATGGTGCTAGCCAATGTGGGGGATACACTGATTGCTTTTTATGAAAAATCAGTGTTGACTGTTACACAGTCTGTGGAGATAGAAACATTTTTAGTAGACCCTTTCTTAGTTTCTGGGTCTGTTCCTCTTACGTATGCTGTTAGTTCTGCGAGTAATATCTTGTTACTACACGTTGGGGCTGTGGCTATGAAAATGGGGGTTAACTATAGTGTTGTTAACGACATATCAGCTCAATTGAAACAAGTAACTTGGAATCCAGCAGTAGACCCAAGTTTGTCCGGTTTAATGAGTTACTTTTCTGCTGGGGATAAAATTATTGCTATTTATAAAAGAACAATTTAGGACTATAAGAGAGGGTCACTATGACAATTTTAAAAGAGAAATCGCTAACAGTGGAGTCTATCCATACAAATAAGAATACGTCGCAGACTGAGCCAGTATCCAGCCTTCCGTATAACACGTTTTCTACGGGTGCTAATACTAAGCTAGACCTAGGCACTGGTTTTATTACCAATGCTGGAACACCTACTACTGGACAGACTACTCGATTAGCCAACGTCCAGTTCGTGCTTGACCAGATTGCGTTAGCTGCTACTACGGGTGGTCAGATGAAAGAGGCAGTCTTATGTGCCGGTCAGCTAGATAATACAGAAGGTATTCTTCCTGCTTTTGGGTTTTATATCACAGGTAGTATTGGTGCGGCACACGCAGGCACCATTATAGGGTTTGATTCTAGTGCAACCGCTGCCATAACTTTTAAAGAAACAGCTACTCCTTCTGTAGATGGGGATTGGTCTAAGGTTAACGGTAACGCGGTTACTTCTATGACTAACCTTGTTACAGCTATGAACGCCCACCCAACATTTTCAGCCGCCTATGTTGCTGATTTTAGACCACAGCCAGAGCTTAATACTATCGGTGCGGGCGCTGGTGTTATTGTTATCTATGCTAAGGCACAGGCGACAACACAAATGAGGATATGGGCAACTATTAACACATCTAATATATTTCAGGTAATTAGTTATATAGCTGAGGCGAACTATGAGTATCCCAACGCAAATTTTTTAGCTGCGGCTACATCAGACCCCGGTGTAGCGGGCTACCAAGGATTCTCTAGAGATGTGGCTTCTCTTTTGGAACCAGAAGTTCACGCTACTTTAGCTGAAAACTCTTGGCATTCTTGGGATACTGACGATCAGGTTTGGAATTTTATGGCTTCGTTCTCCCATGGTATTCCTTTTGGTAATGATGGAACACCCGGTATCGTAGCTCCCAAAGAGAAGCAGTTCACAGTTAATCAAACTACAGGGGAACTAATTATTAACTTGGGGGATGGTTTAATCGAGTCACCTTCTGAAGACTACGTGCAAGTGGATCTTGAGGCTCCAGGTGCAGGTACCGGTGGTCTCGAGTTTAATGGTTTAGGCATAGGACTAAAGAAAATTAAGGTTAGCACAGATGAAGCAAGGGGTCTTTCTCTAACTGATAACGGACTTGGTTTAGATATTGGAACGGATACAGGACTCCTTTTTAATGCTAACGCTTTAGAGGTTGCTCCTGGTGATGGTATAGCCCTTAGTGCTAATGGAGTAGATGCTGATTTAGAAGCAGTTGCTACTGGAAGTTTGGAATTTTCAGGTTCTAGCCCTAATAAGAAGATTCGTGCGGCTGTAGAGGCCGCTGGGGTTGGGGTAGGGGGTCTTAAAAGAAATGCGACAGGGTTGGCTCTCAACTTTGAGGCAGCAGGGGTGGCTACTGGAGGTATTTCGTTAACGGCTAACGGTGCGGCTGTCCTTGTAGATGGCACGACTGTTACTAAATCCGCTTCTGGTCTATCGGCTAATCGAGCAGCTTTGTCGCCCAAGAATCATGTGATCACACTAACAGGTACGGATATAACCAATCAATGGGTTGCTTTACCTGCTGCCGCTTTATCGGCTAATAGTGTATGGGTGGTTCCTCTTGGGGGTGTTGCTCAGGAACTGGGTGTGGACTTTACAATATCTGGTATACTAGTCACAGACTTTGACAAGCTAGCTTTTGGTACTACTGCCGGGTTGTTTTCTAACCCCTCTGCTAACGGGTTAAGTTCTCTGCTAGCTTCCGGTGATAAGATTTTAGTTTTCTACGCACATGCGTAAGTAGGAGTTTAGTATGTCTAAGGTTAGACCTAAATCATTGCTAGGGGCTTCCCCAACATTGGGGGGGATTCTAGCTGTTCCCTCTTCAGATGCTACCCAATTTCAAGAGATTGACCCTGCTTCGCTAGGTTCTACCGTGGATATTAGCCCAAGTGCTAACCTTACGTCTAATGGCAGCGATACTTCGGAAATTCAGGCAGGTGCGACTGCTAAGGCTAACTTTGGGGCAACAACCTTAGCCTATACGCCACCATCAGGGTACAATGCGGGGGTTTATGTTTGATCTTTGTCATAAATTTTCATTTCCAGATTTAAACGTAACCCTTTATAGGCATTATAGGGATGGCTTTCTTGATCTTCTGGGCAACGTAGAACATTGGAAGAGTGTTATTGACCAGTTATTTTTTCAAAACCCCAATAAGGAACTGTGGTCCGGTGTGCAAATTCATGTATGGGATATTAAACATCCTAAGCTCAAGGAGTACGCTGAACAAAAGAAAGCTCACCTTCTCGATATAGATTTTGATAAAGCAGGTGATCAATCTGCTGTCGGGCTTTACTTTGGTGCGGATGGTAAGGAGATTGCTTTAGGTGTCTGGACTGATTGTTCTTATGTGGGTTACCACCCGTATGAGTGGTCTTCTCTGGCATTGTCACATGAGCTCGGTCATCTTGTTCAAGACCTGTGCCAGTTAAATGAAGGCAGAACAGAGACAATTTATAAACTTCTTTCTAGTCAGTGGGAAACGCTCAGACCAAAAAAGACTGAAAACGTTTATGAAGATTTTGCAGAATGTTACCGTGCTATCTTAGGGGATAATCGAGTGAGGGGTTCTTATTCAGACGGTGTTTCTTTTCCTAACGCAGGTAAAGTGATTACATTTGTAACCCTGTGCTATTGGCTATCTACTAATTTAAGGAACAAAGAAATTTCTCAGCTAACCATTCAGGACTCTTGGATTGAGTGGGTTGAGGTGTCTTGGTTTTGGATATTTTCATTCAAAACAAGGTATGCTATTAATAGGAACGTGGAGATGTTTAAAGATCAGAATATGAATTTTTCTTGGAGAAAGATGTAATGGCTAAACTAAGTTCTAAACAAATCGTAGGGTCTCAAGTAGATGAGAGGCTTATCTCTAAAACGGTAGGGTCTTCTGACTTATCTTATTCTACTTGTGAGGCGACTACATCAGGAGTGCTTAGAGTTCTAAACGCCTTGGCTATTAACAAAGGCTCTGGTGTTAACCCTAACAGACGAATTGACATCACATGTGGTGCTTCTGATGCTTTTTATGCCGAGGGTGCGGGTGAACAGGCAAACGTTACATTAAAAAGAACAGGCACGGTGGGAACTGGTGTTAACCCTTACTTTCAAATGGGTAGGATTCAACCCTCTCCTGTAGCTGAAGCACAAATGAGTACGTTTTTCGAGGACGATAACTCCGGTGGTCAAAAGAAAGTTTTCTCTGTGGAAAGTACAGGCACATTTGCTTCGATCACCCGTGGTGTTAGACGTTCTTGTTTTGAGAGTTTTATTACAGACGGGGATGATGAGCCTGTCTTTAGGTTAAACTCCTACGGTCATTCTGGTGAGATGGCTCTAGAGTTTGGTTCAGGGGGATTAAACACTCCGGCTACCTACGACAAGTCTACTGATATTATGCTTCAAAGAAATCCTTCTGGGCATAAGATAGATATTATAACTGGAATTTATTCTTCTCCCAATACGACAAGGTATACCCGAATGGCTTTAGGGTCTACAGGAATGGATTTTTATCAGAATTCTACAGACCCTGCCCCCACCAGTACCTCTGCCAGATTTTGGGATGACGGAAATACCAACTATGTGGGCTTAAAAGCTCCTTCGACAATAGCTTCTAATTTTGACCTTACCCTCCCTAGTTCGGCAGGTAGTGTGGGGGATTCTTTGACTCTGACAGGTGCTACTACATTTGGTTTCATAGCTAAGGCGAACGCCACACACACACACGCAACGACGGATATAACGTCGGGTACTTTTGCGGATGCACGTATTGCTTTCAGTAATGTTACACAGCATGTACCTATCTACCTAGAAGTCATAGCAGCGGATCAATTTATCACTGTTTCAGGATCAGACTGGCTTGTGAACGCAGGTGCTACACTTCAGAACGACGCAACAAACGCTGCTCTCTTAGTCAGGGCTTTTGACGATACGACTGACGAGGGCGTTGGCTTTTGGTTAGATGTTCCTAGTAACGCAACAAGCATTATTTTCAAAACAAGGGGTAGGGCTGCGACTGCATCGACTTCTGTGGTAAAACCTTTATTCGCTAAAAGGGGTATCCCCGATAATGGGGCTGTGGGTGCGTGGGCGAGTGTTGCCTTAGGGGACATTAACATCCCTAACAATACTCTTTTCCAAACAGATTCTACTACGCTAACCTTGGCAGCGGCTGGTTTGACAGCAGGGGCGCTCAGCCAGTGTCAACTCATACGAGATGCAGGTGCTTCTGACACCTTGACTGGGGACTTTATGTTACTTTCACTTACAATAGCGTTTGTCTAAAGATATGAGTGCTGAATTTAACGATTCGGATAATGAGCGATTTGACTCTGCTTCTAATATTGCTCCACCTAGCTCTGGGACGGTTATGTTCTGGCTTTACGCTAGGAGTGTCACCGGTAATAGGCGAATTTCCGGTGGTGAAACTACTTTTGAGTGTAGGCTGAATGGTGCAAGTATGCTCCATGAATTTTTTTCTAACAACGCCACTAACCCGACAGGACAAACGGCAACCATTAATACTTGGGAACACTGGGCGTTTACTTGGAATGGAACAAACAAGAGTGTTTACAGGAATGGGGTTCAAGTATACTCTGCGACTAACACACACGGATCCCCAGTAACGGGTATATTCTGTATTGGTACTTCTCAACACGACCTTGGTGGAACAAACTACTTTTATGGGGCTATTGACGATTACCGAGTTTATAACAGTGCTGTGTCCGCATCTATTATTCAGTCCATACACGCCGCCAAAGGTGGCGACTCCGTAAGAACTAGTCTTATTCATCAATGGCTTATGCGTGGTGGGGCGTTTGGGGCTGTTATGACCAACCAAGTTGACCATGCGGGTTCTGTAACTATGAATGTAGTGGGTAATCCTAATTACGGGGAGCTTATTTCTAATGGGAGGAGAAGGTAATGGCAGATGTTTTAAATAGGACAACTAAGCAATTCTTGAGTAGTGTGAATACACCTGAGTACGCAGTTGAGGATTGGGTTATAAATCCAGATATGTCTTCAGTTGATGGTGTTCGTCAGGAGTACTTGAAGATCTCTGGAGATTCAGTCTCTGAGATGACACAAGAGGAAAAGAACGCCTACGATAGTTCCGTCGAAGAGCATGTTCCTTTGTTTGAGGTAGAGGTTTCTTTTAAGGGCAAGATTCAGACTAAGACATGGTACGGGCTAGATAACGGAAATGGAACATATGCTAATAAGGCGAGTAGTATCACGAATATTTGGTCTGAGAGTAAGGTAACTTCAGAAGTCCATAGGTCATTTTTTAAGGACGGCTCGGTAAAATCCGAGGTTACTTACACTCTTTACACCAACCAAGTTGATAGTTCCACTAAACATCTAATTAGAAAGAAGGCAGTTTAAAATGGAAGTCCAAGGTTTCCAGACAAGTAACTATGATTCTGAAGGGGCATTAGTTGTCTCCGAACCATCTAAGGCTGGTATGAGTGGCAGTAATGGGCTAGACTTCCTGACTCCTAACATTTGTGATCAAACTACTTGGTATCAGCAAGCGACTCTTTCTGAGGATGTAACACTTTCTGAGATTTCGTCCACTGTCTTTAGGGATAACGCTAATACCACACATGTATGGATTAACCCATTTAAGCTAGCGGGTAGGGATTATAGGTTACTATGGCTAGATGGTACGTTCAAGAGTTTACTAGATTTTCGACCTGAGTTCACAGCAAACGACACACCCGTCGCTTGGACAGATATAGCGAATGTTAACTTTCTTACTAGGGAAGTCACTTTTAGAACGTCCAAGTCTGGGCAGACTATAAAATTCACAGGGTTTAAGGTTCTTTCCACAAGTCACTTCCAATTTCTTCTTGTTCCGCCTGCTACAAAGATTTATGAGGTTAGCTATGTGGAGTGCCAATTTAGTCCTGACATAGGTTTTGAACAATTAAAACAATTTTTACGTTTTGAGGTCTTAATCGGAGCATTTTCCCAGACACCTTTTACTGATTTAGACTTTGATACGCGTTTCTGGGATGAGACTTGCTTCATGGCTAATGGTGGATCGCAAGGTCTTGCGTTTAGGCAATCTTTTACAGACCCCTATGCTTATGAGAGCGTGGGTAATCGGGGTGTTGGGAGTATCCCAGATTGGGGAGGAAAAGGACACACCTCTTTAGTGTTTCCGTTTAACTACGGGCAGTCTGTTAACCTTAAGTCTTCTGCTTTAATGGGCTTAAGATTACATGTTATAGACTCTGTGGATGCACTTGGTACTGACTCTTCTGGTGCGTTGCAGGGTACTTTTGCTACAACTACTTTCTACGGTTATCTAAAGGATATGTAACACATGGTAGCCACGGTAAACTTCAATGCTTTTTCTGTTAAGGGTTGTATCGTATTCGAGAGTAATAGAGCTTCTCTTGTGGGTCATGCTATTAATGCTGTTACTCAAGGAGAGTTTAGTCATACTTTTATTTTTACAGGAATCGAGAAGGGAAAGAGTATTTTCGAGGCTAATGAACGTGGGGTTGTGTTTGACACTTTTGACCGTTATAGTTCTGTGGATCATAGGTTAGAGGTTTACGCACCTTATTCCCCTCACAGTAAAGTTCTTGAGTCACTAAGTGCATTGTACTTCGTTTACCAGCAAAAGCCAGAAGGCTATGGGTGGTTTGAGGTTTTAGGTAATGCCACAGCTAGGCTTGCTCAGGCTATAGGTTGTAAGAACTTTCGGAATCCCATAGATGTTGGGAAGATCTGTGTAGAGGTCGTCTTTGATTACCTTGAACTGCTAGACCTTATGGATGAGGAGATGTTAGAAGGTTTTTCTACTGACGTTTACTCCCCAACTGACTTGCTGAACTATGTTAAGTCTCGTCCTGATAGTTTTTATAAAATTCTGGACAAACCCTATGGCGTTAGTGGTGTTTACTCAGAGTAACTAATTTGTATCTATAATTTTAAGAGGTATCTATATGGACACATTAAATCAAGAGGCTATAAATCACCTGACTTCTATAGCCACAGCAGAAGTAGTTAAGTTAGAGTTAGAAGAAAAAGCCAAGCCTGAATCTGAACAACTTTCTGGTGAACTTAAAAAAAAGTTGGTTATCGCAGGTCTAAAGGAAACTCTTAATCAGTATGAGAAAACAGGTTTAGCGTTATACCACACGGTAGACCAAAAAATTATAAAATTTCCACCGATTGTTACGCTTGTGGTAGATAACCTAATCCCTTACTTAAGTGACATTGTAGAGTGGGGTTATTTACAGGCTAATTCCATTCCTTGGTTTAATAGACATAAGAAGAGGTAAAAGGTCTTTTCTCAGTTAATGTTATAATTCAATTATGACTTTTTCCTTGAGTGCAAACATACAAAATTATACAGATGCTTTGGCGTTCTTCCAGACGAAACTATTACTGGGAAACTGGAGCCAATTAGCCGATTTAGGTGGGGCGAGGCGTTATCGAATTAAAACGCCTTTCAATACCGCAGGTCTTACTGACGAAGAGTACATGGACTTAATTATTTATGACAATCCCACAAACCTTACACTTTCTGCAGCCAAAGGGATGTCAGCAGGTGCGAATGACACAGAGACGCCTGCACCCAATAGAATTGTAATAGGCTCTTTATCTTTTCCTGTTATCGCTACCATACTAGTTACCAACTCAAAAGTAGTACTCAGTCTGCAAGATTCTCAGGGTGTTGTTAAATCAGCGTTTCTCTGCGCTGTTAATTACCAACTACTTGACCTGCCTGGTATTACGAATCCAACAAACTTATTTAATCTACAGAATAACTGTCACCTTATTGGAGACCCAGGGAATATTCCAGGCACAGCCTTTCTTCTCTACTACGGGGATAACTCGAATCCCAATCAGTTTAATAGCACAGCTAATGTAAAAGCAGTTGGTCCAGATAGAGCAATTATGCCAAATATTCAAAATAACAGGTATTGGTGTTCGACTGTGTTCGTAGGCAAGACGTTAGCAGGAAACTTCCAACAATCCATTTACGGTCTTTTAGACGGTGTAGTCACAAGTAACTCACCTGTTTTCTTCAACTATGACATTTGTCCAGATCAAAATGGGGCTGAGTATAGAGCATACCGGAATCCAAGTTCGCAGACTGTGGGGATATTTAAAACATGAGCTTTGCAGGATTTTTAAACAACAATAACCTAGGCGTTATACTCGATCAGATAAAAGTAGAAATGCAAGCGGGTCCTACTCCGTGGACATTTGTTTATGATGGGACTGCTTCTTCAATCTCTGCAAACCGTGTATTGATTATGAAAACTAAGTCAGCAGTTAATAGCGCAGGAGCAGGAACGGAAGAATATTTTTACATCTGCTTAGAAATCACTCTTACGGGACCAGATATTTTACTTAGACTGTGTAAGACAGCTACAGGAGCGGGTGTGGTCACAGGGTTTACACCAACAATAGATGCACAGGGTCTTGGAAAGATTACTCCCGTTGGAGCCCCTTACCATGCCTACATCGTGTTTAGTGCTAATCGCTTTGCTTTATTTATTGAGTCGTTCTCCGGAAGTGAGGGTGTTTTCGCTTGTTCAATGTTGACTATGATTCCTACAGGACAATCTGCTAGGAACTTTGCCCATTGTATGGGAAAGACAGATAATTCAAATAAGGTATGGGCTTTAGACGCGCCTACTTTCTATACAGCAGACGATTATGATATTTTTGTTCCTGTAGAAGCAGACCAATTGAGTGTTCAAGGAACAGTACCTTTTCTTCATTACTGGGTGCAACACGCAGCCGTTTATAAGACAGCCCAGAATACGATGATTGGATTTCTAAACGGTGTCCATTTCATAACTGACCCTGCGGTCAATTTATTAGACAACTTTACAATGCCCAATTTAGATAACTACAGGGGATTTAAAAATCTAGGCTCCCCAACAACCGTTGTTATAAAGGAGACTTAAGATGACTGTTTATGGACCAATTGCCTTAGCAACCCCTGTATCCCTTTTCGATGGCATAGTTAATAGCATAGACGCAATTCGTAGTGGTAATGCCACGGGTTGGCATATTACCAAAGATGCCAGAGATCCAGCCAGAGTTCCTATTGTTGCGGGTACGCCCAACCCCACAGGTCCTATAACACTAGCTAGAAATAGTGGAGTAGAGCAGTTAACTAATTTTGAAGCGATATACCCCGCATTTAACCAGTTTGAAATTTTGGATGCTGTGAAAGACGGTGGTGGTGTTATTCACGCATTTATGCGGAGAGTTAACGGAACCACGGTTGTTACAGATATCTTGCGAATAACATCCACAGATGGTGGGCATACGTTTTCTCCTTGGCAAACAGCTACACCGATTAACTTTGTGAGTCCTCCAATAGCGGGTGTACCTGTATCGATGAAGTTTTTTAAAAGGGTAGACCCAACACCCGGAGGTTGGGGTATTATTATAGGCTGGGCTGATTCTCCTACAGGTGTTCAAAAAAGAATATTCTTTGGAGAGACGCCTAATTTAACTTCGGTTAGTTTTTTTAATACGCCTCTTATTGTAGACGCGGGCGGAGGTTTTTTTAATCAGGACTTCGGTGGTTATTACTTTGTTAACCCTTCTTCTGTTGCGTATGTTTACACGATACACGGAGGTAGCATAAAAAGAATGACTATTACAGGAGATACTATTTTAGGGGGAGTAACCGTAGGGCCTTTAACCCATTTTCAAAATTTAGGAAGTATACCCGGTATAGGGTTTCCAGTAACTAGTAGAATAGATGCTATTTGGATAGACGCAGGGAATGTTAAATTTATTGTCGCCTCAACAAAGGGTTCTTCTGCAACTGAATCTGGCTGTCATACTCTGACTACACCCAATTTGGAATTAACCGAATCAATGACTCTTGTGCCAGGTGGGAGGGTATTTACAGGATTTTTAGATGGAACGGCTACAGCATCTGACAATCTTAACGCACCTTCAGCCGCATTAAAAATTAGTAATAACACTGTAGAGAAATTATTTTGTACAAATAAGCGTTTCGCTTTAGGAAAATTTAGACTCATCATAAAGGACTTAAATCTCCCAGGCGACTTAGACGGCCTTCCCGATTTAGCAGGTAATAACTATGAACTGGTGGTATTAAAGTCAGATTACGTTTCTCCTATCGGTGGAGAATATAGCCTGGTTCTCCTCTACCCAGTAACTGTACCGGCTAACACAGATGCCTACACAGCTAGTAAACGACCTATCTTTATGCGTCCTGTTAGACGTTGGGCAGTTGGCGTGCCAGACAATATTAAACGTTTTTACTTTGAACCACACGCACTACCTAATGATGCCTATGGGCCTTCTATAGAAAGCCAGCCTACAGTAGGCGATTCCCATCAACTTCACCTAAGAGTTGAGCAGCGAGTTATTCACGCGTATGTGGAAAGTTCTTTGAGTTTAAAGAAACAAATACTGCATTACAACATTCTCGATACTGAGATTGGAATGAATACAGGCAACGCAGAGTATAACCAGGATAATATTGTTACTTTAGCTATGGGAAGTGACCAAGGCGCTCAGTGCATTTATTTAGGGCGCAGTGGGGGTGTAGAAACTTCTGGGTTAAGAGGAACGGGTTATAGTTTTTATCCGTTAGGAACAATTGAGAGTTATCAGGGTGTCTTATCAGATAACAACTTAGTAGATGGAATCGAATATGTGTTCGTTCCTTATGTGGCTGACAACGAAGGGACGTTTGTTACAGCTCCCAATAAAAACCTAATCTATGTTGCAGGAAGAATGAAAGATGTTTTTCTTCTAGGTACAACAAGTCCTAACTTATCTATTGTTTCCGTAGCTGGTGTGAGTTATAAACTATTTACCCCTTCGACAAATCCCGGTTCTAATTTTGCAGCTTGCTTGCCCAGTCATTTGTTAGTTCGGTGGGATTAAGTGGTAGCACATCAAGTTAAATCTGGGCTAGTTTCTTCGAGGCTGTGGGATCATATTTGCAACTCTATAGACGCTACCCGTAGTGGTTTGGCTACCGGTTGGGCTATTTGGAGAGACTGCCGGAATCCTAATCGATTAACAATAAATGAGAGTAGCCCCAATGCACCGCAGGTTGGTAAAGAACCTGTAGGCTTTAGACCAATAGCCAGAAGAACCAAACAAATCAGCTACACCAATATCTTTACAACGACAAATCCTGTTCCAATTGTTTGTGGTTTCCATAAGACTAATATCTTTCCAGGCATTTATAAATTACTTTATAAAAGAGGGAATAATATTTATGTTTCTGAATCGGATGAAGGTTGCTTTTATAGGAATGAAGTCGTTACTTTAGACCCTCTGTTGGGAAATAGCTATTCAGGGATGAGTTTAATTCCCTCTAAATACCTTGATGGTTTCTATGAAATGTACACAGGGTACGTCATTAAAAATGGTGTAATGACCGAAGTGGGTTCTAACTATTTATCCACTTTTGCTTTCTTTAACACAGATCCATTAGCAGAGCCTGTCCCTATGGATTCTACTTTATGCACTTATAAGTTTGTAGTCAATGAATTTACCGTGTTTTACGTAAATAGTGGCTACGGCGCTGTGTTCTTCAGAACAGCCACAGGAGATGGAGCCGGACAGGGAGCACTTGCTATTTTTATGGACTTAACCGATTTAAATTCGCCCAGCGCACCTGTCTTGACAGTAGCACAAGCCGGTGGAGATATTAATAAACTGTTGGGTATTTCTGGGATATTTTTTAACGGAGGTGCTTATGAAGTTTTAGTTAACGTAGTACTTTTGACTGGGGAGAGGATGGTAATTAAGTTCACAACCCCTAATCCTAAAACGCCTGGTTCTTACACCAGGGTAGCCGATGATATAGGTGTAGGATACTTTCCCAATAAGGTTTATCAGACCTATTTACAAACAACGGCTTCATCTTCGTTTAATAACTTCAGTCACACGATAACCAATCAATTTTATGCCAACTCAACTTGGGATGGAACGCCTAGTATTCCTACCGAAGGTAGGGTATTTATACAAAATCTACAAGACCATACCCGTGTAAATGGTTTACCTGATTACTCGTTTAATCAATATGAATATGTTGTTTTTAAATCCACAGCGTCTATTCCACAGCACTTAGTCTTACTGTATCCCAACACAACTAATTCAGATGCCAGTATAAACTCGCTGAAACCTATCTTTATGAGAATGGCTAAAGACTGGGTACTAGGTACAACACTCAACGGAAAGAATGATACCCCCGACAGGTTTTTCTTTGACCCAGTAATACCCAGTGATATTATGCCTCTGGCAGATGAGGGGTGGTTCCCTGCGATAGAGACTAATCCTGGAGGAACAATTGACGCGTCAAAAGTATGGCTTCGCACAACATCTTCAACAGTCTTTATAGGTACACAAACGGCGATAACTAATAAACGACAATGGCTCCTATTTTCAGATACGGGAGGAACCGTTCCTGTCCAGTTTTCTATTATAATGGGTAAAGGAAGCGATAAAGGAGGAGGTTGCTGTTTTCTCAACAACGCCAACTTTACCCCATTTCCTTTTCGCTTTGGTTTAGAAGAGTTCTACTATTTAGGAGGAACCGCTTCTTATGCCTTGTGTGTAGAAGGAGTCAATACCGTGACACAACAGGAGCACGCTTTTGATTTAAGAGTATTTATGAATACGGGAGGTTTTTCTGGTGTACCTCACTTGAGTACTATTTTCTCAGCAGGAAAAATACCAGACTGTTTCTCTCTGCCAGTCAATATTAATATGTTTGGGGATTTAAAAACAATTTTGGGTAATGAGTATTTAGAATTTTTACCCTCTACCTCTGCAAGTCCCTTCGATGGTATTGTAGAACCTTTTCTTTTAGTGCGGTGGGCGTAAGTGTTAATTCCTGCGTCCTTTACTGTAAACTACGCACCGGGAGCTACCCCTTATTTATTTACTGGGCAAAATGCTTACACGATTTTTGTAACCAGTCTTGTTTCTACTGGTTGGACATACACACACGGAGCGGGTAGCTTATCAAACACCAGAATCTATCAAAAGACGATTAATGGTGTTTTAAAGTATCTGAGCATAGCGCTTAGCTTCAACACCGGTAGTTTCGCTTCTGTAGATACTTCGGTGGTTGGTTCTACCTGGTTTAGACCTCTGCTTTTTTGGAGACTGGGGGATTCTTTTTCTGTCGTAGACGCTAACAACGGATTAGTATCTGCGCCTTTTTTAGCAGGAAACCTCGCTTTAAATTGTGTTAGAACTCAAAACAGCGCACCTGGTGTTTCCGTAGACCCTGATGATCCTGGAGTGGTTTTTATAAACAGATTCTTCCAGCCTACGCATACCGCCAAGTGGTTTTCTTTCCGTTCTTCTGATTCGTATGCAATCGCCTACTGTATTTTTGACAGTCTTAACCAACCCATTTTTATGGATGGTATAATGTTCCATGGTATTAGCTCGTATAACCCCGTATACAACGTGTTAAACGTAGCTTGTTTAAACCCACGAACGGGTAATAATTTATTGAGCATTGATACAACAAACGGACCGCAAACGCATCAAAATGTAATTTTTTCAAGCAAACCTCCTTTTCCAGGCGGAAACCTTTTTCTTGTGGGAAATACTGATATTGACTCTATTTTCTCTGCACCGGATATCTCAAAAAAGAATACGCTAGAAAGACCACCGAACACTGTGTTTAGGGCTTATCCAAGGATAGCTGCAACCCCTAGTCTAAATAGTCCAAAGGCTTGTAAGATTGTAGAGAACTACATGGTTATACAAGAACCAGACGCAGGTATCGCACGGCCCGGAGTTATTACTTTGAGCGATCATACTTTGTCAGGAGTTATAAACTATCTTCTTGTGTTTGGTCATACTAACGGTATTGTCTCTGACTTTTCTTTAGCTTTATCTACGAGTCCTGCATTTGCAGACTTTTATAACAGCGCGTTTGGGGCTAGACTACCTATTACAGGTAGCCCTGTATACAACGTATCTTACATGATTGGACCCAGTATATAATGGCAACATTTAGACACATAGGATTTTTCGCTAAAGATTTGCATTTTAAGCTACTTCAAGTGCTAACAGGCATTCATTTTATTACAACGTCTAATACTTTAGTTAATGGGTTTGGAGAAACACTACACGAACCTATATCTGATTTGCAGCCGTTTAAGTTGAGGATAAGAAGTCAGGCTGGGCCGGCTGGTGGAATTAACCTCTCTATCGGTTTTGACGGGTCTACAGCGGTTGCCCAAAACTACCAAATTCTGCTAGCAGGAACGGGTTTAAATCTTTACGGATTCGTGGGTCTGAACGCTGACAATAAGATACTGTTCTGGTTTACACTTTTTAACCTCAATCAAGTTATAGGCCCTTACACATTTGTCTTACAGAATGTTTATGAAAAGTTCTATGCCAGTGATTTAGGGCTAGTTATAATCAATAGCAACTTCCGTTCTAACGAGATATGGGGAGATCCCGCAGGCGTACAATACCCAACCACAGCAGGAAATATGACTTTACTTAACAATGTCTCTAGTATTTCTGGGGTAGGTAATGTAGATGGTGTGGGTCAGCACGCCGCTTTTGTAGGTGTAATAAGTAGAGATGCGGCTTTATCCAATGCAGGCGCGAGAGGATTAACTCAGGATGATACTTTTTTCCTCTTTGGACAAAACACAGAGTTGGTTAACCTCAGTCAAATTCAAGTGGATGGACAACCCTGTTTAATTGTTCCTATCGCCGCAGGCAAACAAGCTGCAGTTTATTTCCCTTAAATTAACTCAACTATTTTCTTGACACCTATTAACCCATTTATTTTGTTTACAATTTAGTCTTTTTATGGTATAATATTAGCTGTTACCAACAAAGTATTAACCATTTTAAATAGTGTGGGAAATTTCCCACACTATTTTAGTTAGAGGAGAAAGTTATGCACGCACATTTATTTCTTACAAAGGTCTTTTTATGTGTTCAGGATTTTTATACAGTTAACTCAATTCTGCCTACTTTTGGGTTGTCTGCCCATTATGAAGCTACTCGAACACTAACCCCAGACGGGGATATGTACGTAATTAAACTAAGTAATAAAAGCCACTGGTTTACTCCAGAGGAGTTTAAGGTCTACTTTCAGGAGGTCAAATGAAAACAATTTCTTCAGAAGAGTGGGAAGAATCTTATGGGATTCATCTAGACGAGTGGGGTAATCCAAAACCTTACGAAACGTACGGGGATGACCTGCAGGTTGTATTGGAGAATAGGAACAAAGTTTGGACAATGCTAGAAACTGATAATGAAGAATCAGACGAGAATGGTTATGTAGACAATACTTTAGTTGTTAGTGGCTATCATTGGGTAAATCGTATTCATCATTTCATAGGTACAAAAGATGTTCCAGCAGAAGATATACAAGTAGATTGGTAGAAAAAGATTATGGAAGAAGAATTTCAAAGTTTAACAATAAGACAATTTGCAGAGCAAGAAGACGTTGATTTAGATGAAACAATCTATAGGCTATGTACGCACGACTTTTTACTGGCTTTGGATCAAATGGAATTTTCAGAAAAGTTAAATAAAAAGGTATTGGGTAAGTTTAGTCCCAATTTAATCTCAGGTAAATTGCAATTCAAGACTTCATTAGATACCGAATGGTTTAAAGCTGTTTAAGTTGAAGAAATAACCTAAGTGGTTAACTCAGCTAATCTATTCATTTATTTTGTTTACAATTATAGGTTTATATGGTATAATATAGACTATCTTTAGGATATTTTCCTTTAGATTTTTAGGCAATTTTTATTTTACGTTAGTTAGGTGTAGGGAGTTTTCCCACACCTAATTTTTTTACTTTAATGGGAGAAAAGATAATATGAAAAATAACTTAAAAGCTATTTTTGCTCTAGGGCAAATGTTACAACACATTTCAAGCAGCGATACGCATAGGGCTGTGACAGAAAACAAACCAGCTTCACACACTTTTTATCCAGACGGAGTTCCTTTTATGTCCGAATTGTTACCACAAAAAAGAAAGCGTAAAAAGAAAGATAAACTAAGTAGGTCTGAGAGAAAGAAAAAAAAGACAAGTGGTCAGCTCAAATGAATGAATTTGACGCAGCGTTAGATAACTTGGCAAAGACTGGAGATGTAACATATCTTCAGGAGTGTAGAGAATGGCTTGCTAAAAAACAAAATAGCCTGGGGTGTAACCACGATGACTTAGAAGAGTTGGATAAACTTGTTAAGATGATTCGTTTTCTAGACGGAACAATTAAAGTATTTACGAACTTTTCTAATATGGGAAGAGCTGAATGTGGAAATCCAAGATAACGACTTATATATCGCTATGACGAGAACGGAGATAAGTTCACATCTTGTCAAACTATCAGATGAGCTTAGTAAGCTAATATCGGAATTTGTTCTCCTTAAGGATGACCTAGAGGACGTTCTCCAACTAAACAAGACAAATCCGTTTAGTTTAATCGGTCAGAAAGTAGGTCATAATCTACAGCAAATAGACAATATGTTTAATACAGTTAAACGAGATATCAACCATCTTGGGGATAGACACCGGAGATGGTGGGAGGAAATAGAAAGTGTTTAATGAACAACAGTTAGCAGCGATACAACACCGAGAAGGGCCTGCCATTGTTTTAGCTGCAGCAGGGTCTGGTAAGAGTACATTGATTGTAGGAAGAATAAAAGAGCTTATAGAGAGTGGAGTAAAGCCTGGGCGTATTCTCACCATTACCTTCTCCAAAGCCAGTGTAGAAGACCTCAAGAAGAAGTGTGACAAGCTGAACTTAACGGGTGTGGAAATAAGAAGTTTCCACTCTCTGGGCTTTTGGATTGTTCGTACAGAGGTCGAACACTTAAGACTACTTCCACTATCTTTGCATTACAAGAAGGGAGTAAAAGTATTTACTGAAAATTCCCAAGGTTTCTTTATGCGAAAGTTTATCAAAGATAACGACTACAAGGTAGACTTTGGTTCTGCCTTGGGTGTGATTGGAATGTTTAAACGGAATCTGATAACTGTAGAAGAAGTAGGAAGATACTTGGCGGAGCACTATTGGGAAAATGCCCCGATGTGGCTACACATTTACGAAGCCTACGAAGCATTTAAGCGTGAACAAAATTCCATTGATTTTGATGACATGATTTTCATAGCCGTTAAACTATTGGGGATTGAGGGGATTCGTAAAAAGTGGCAAACCTTCTTTGACTATATGATGGTGGATGAAGCACAAGATAACTCGTTAATGCAGTTTCAACTCCCACAGGCTTTAGCAGGAGAAGAGAATAACATTATGATTGTAGGAGATGACTTCCAGGCTATCTATTCTTTTAACGGGAGTCGAGTAGAACAGTTTTTAAATTTTCCTAATCTTTCTCCTAAGACACAGGTTTACTTGTTGGAGAAGAACTACCGTTCTGGAGAACCTATTTTGGAGTTGGGCAACAAGTTAGTCCGATACATGGATAACCCCTTTCAAAAGCAAGTGCAAGCTACCAGAAATGGACAGGGTGCGTCCATAAACTATCAGCAGTACATTGACTCAGAGGAAGAGGGTTTGGGGATTGTAGAACAAATTATGATGAGTAGCGAGGATACTCCGTATGAAGACATGTTGTGTCTTTACAGAACCCATGCCCAATCCAGGGCAATAGAAGATGCCCTTATCCGTTCTAGAATACCTTATGTGATCGTTGGGGGAATATCCTTTTATCAGAGAAAAGAGGTAAAAGACGTTCTTTCTATGTTGATGATAGCCTACGACTCTAGAAAGTACGAAGATCATATAGCCAGAGTAGTTAATATTTCTTCAAATGATTTCCCTTATCCTACAAGAAGACTGGGAAAAGAATTTATAGCTGAAATGAAGGCTTACGCTAAAAAAGAAGGTGTGTCTTACGCAGAGGCGTTAAGTGGAATGAGACTAACTGATTTCCAACGTAAAGGGGTCAGAGATTTCTCCGCTTTCTTAGGTATGCTTCGCAAAGAAGAAACATTAGCCAAACAGATAGAAGTATTCTTAGATAAGGGATACCTGCGTTATGTTCGTAACGAGTTGGGTCTACAGGATGACGAAAGCTGTGACCGAATAGAGATGATTAACGAGCTAAAATACTTTGTCTCTCTCTACCCAGACCCAGAAGAATTGTTCAGCTATGTTGAGCAAATATGGGATGGTTCTCAATCTAAGGATGAGGGAGTACGACTGATGACTTTGCATAAGTCCAAAGGATTAGAAGCCCATACCGTGTTTTTACCTGGGTTAAATCAGGGAATCTTACCTCACAAGAACGCAGGAAGACTGCAAAAAGGGGAACCTTCTGGTTCTCTTGAAGAAGAGAGAAGATTGTGTTACGTTGGAGTAACCAGAGCAACGCATAAACTTTATATCAGCCGGTTTCGTTGTAAAGAGGAGAAAGTATTCGCGCCTTCCTACTTTCTTAAAGAAATGGGCTTAATAGAATATTAACTCACTCCATGAGCAGACTTTGCTTTCTCCCATTAAACAAGCACAGATGGGGGTTACTCCCCCTCTATTTTTTTTATAAACTATGAGAAGACAACTAAAACTATATAGCTTTCATCCCCACATAATTTATGAACCTGTAGAAACCTTAATCGAGATTCTATCGGTTAATGGGTATGGGGTTAGAAAGAATACCCAGAGTGTAAAGGTCAGAGACTTTGTAATTTCTTGGAAACCTGCTTTAAGCGTAGAGATGATTCAAACACAATTCCCCTACACCATCTACTACCCCTCTGGAGCTGTAGGAGAGGCCACAGAAACAGATATTTGCCAGTTGGTAGAGGAAATACAAGGAGTAGACTATAGTGTTAAACGTAAAGTCTCAGAAGGCATTATCCAACATAACCAGGTAGAAGAGTTATTAAATGATACCAAAATGGTACTACTCCCAAAATGTGAAAACCTAAGAGTCTATATTAGCCGTAGAAAGAAAGTAAAATTTTATCAGGCCGGTAAACATGAAGTGCAATACTGTGACACAGCTATTACAATGGAGCCTGTTTCTGGGAGTGTAGACATTATCGATTGCTTTCCAGAGTTGAAAGAGGCACTAAGTAAACTGGACAACGATTTAAACTTTATTGTAGAAGGCTGGTTGTATCATCCTAATTACAATCCAAAGGCATTCCTAAAAACAATCGTTCAGAGAGAGGAAGGAGTCTTTTCTCGTAGAGGTCAGGATTCACCTAAGCTAGTTTTAAGTGACATTCACCTCTACGGAGTAGAAGATTACTCTCAATTGAAGTTTAAAGCTAGGAGAGCTATCCTAGAGCATTTCTACAGCCTTCTCGATACAAAGTCAGTCTGGTTGGGAAAAGTTTTATATGAAAAGGATAAGAAGGATTACTTCAGTAGACACCTAGGTAAGGCATTTAAGTTTGTGTTTGTCGACACCAGAAGGACGCTAGCAGACCAACATATCTTACCTATCTTTAAATCCTATTGCCACTTCCATGCTGTAGTCTGTGAGGTCAAGTTTGGAGATAAGCCGTTGGCCCAGTCCATTACTTTTGGATTTTACGTGGAGAATATGGACACAGTTATCGCGTATATGGAGTTGAAGCTGGATAATTTTTCTGGTATTGATAAACACAAACTCTTAATTAAAACAAATGCCTCCTTCTGGAAGAACAGAGTTGTAAAATTAAGAGGCTATGTCACACCACAGTTTGAATTTATAAATATTAAAGTACTGAAGTATTGGGGGATTGAGTATATCAATGACTACAGAGTCTGTACAATCGAAAGATTTAAGAGAGAATCCGTGGAAGAACGAAGAGGTTAAGACAGAACTCCAGTTTAAAATGTGGCTACAGAACTTTGAGCTTCAGGCTATCGCAGACGAACTAATTGAGGGGGTGTACAGGGGAAAATGGTGTACCTATATTGCAACAGACTCTAAAATTTACAGATTTAGACCTGTAAGAGGATTTGAAGGGCCAAAGGTTCGTTGGCGTATCGAAGTCTTTGTAAAACAACTAACTTTTGAAGTTAACGAAGAGCTTTCACAAGTACGAACAGTTGAGAAGGATAAACTCATTGCCAATTTTCAAGTCTACGGAAAACACCAAGGATTAAAAACAGCTATAGAGGAGATATTCAAATGTTAACTTTAGTTGATACAAAAGGGAACATGGTTAATTTAGACATTAATATGGTAGAAAGCTTTTTAATTGATAAAGAGAAAACTAAGTTTTCATTACGGGTGTGGCGAATGGACGAACCCACGCTTATGAGGTTGCCAACAGACTTTATCATAACAAAGACAGAAGCTAAGATATTCTGTGAAATGTGGGTTCAGTCTCACTTAGTTAGAATAGGGGCTAAATAAATGAGGGAGTATCAATTAAACGCGGTTGTTGAAAACTTTGACCAAATTACCGAGTACATTATCCAAGAACTTGTTCCTGTTGTAGTTCTAGAAGAGCAGGTTAAAAGAATGATCATCTTACCTTGGGAAGATTACTTTACGATAAAATGTAGGCTACTAAAGGTTGAGTTGAAGGAAAATACTTAAGTGGATAAAATGGAACTGCTTAAGCAAGCACAACAGAAAGTAGAGAGAAAGAAGAAAACCCTTTCTAAAAAATCAGCCAAGAAGCAAATATTGAGTTATTTCAGAATGAGGTATAAAGAACAATACCAAGAAACCTATGTTCCCAGTGCAAATGTACAGTTTACTCTGGAGCACATCTTAGGTTTATTTGATGAAGACTTAACGCTCTTAAAACAATCCATTGACTGGTTAATGAAACACTATGAGGAAATGCCAAATATTAATCTAGATGTATTCCCTAGACCGTCTATTGTTGTTTTACATAGGTGGGGAAGCTATATCTCACAACAGCTAAATAAGCCAGAAATTGATCCAAGATTTGGAATACTATAGGAGGTTGGTATGAAGAAACAGAAAGTGATAAGAATAGAAAAACCAGAAAATTTAATGTCCGGTTTAATATCTGCGTCACAACGCATTAAACGAGTAAGACATTACTTTTATGCGTGTAAAGTCTGAGAACGTTTTGCCTTTCTCTCTGCCCAAGAAGATATTGAAAAAGAGGTTGTGGGTGAGTTGGTTTCTTTGGGGTTTAAAGAGATAGATACGTGCGGATTAGTAGAAGACAAGTATTACCTTATTGTAGACTTTGAGAAAATGAAATTTATGTTTGTTGAAGAAATTTATGAACTAGATGATTTTTCCACGCCTGGTTTTTATCTAGAACAGTTGATATTTAACGAGCACACAACAAATTGGGCAAATAACTCAGAAGATTAAGACAGGTAATTAACTCGTTTATTTTGTTTACAATTATACCTTTTTATGGTATAATATTTAGACTTTCAGGCAGTTTTAACTAAATTTATTTTAATTGGGAGAATAAAAAATGATGACAACAATTCCGTTTACAGTTTCTATACTGGCAAAACCATTAAAGGAGATAATCACACAACTTAACTTTGTGAAAGCGCACAAAGCAGTTATCCCAGAGCTAGAGAATGTTGTTTTGGAGAAAGACGATAAAGGTTGTCTACAACTTTGTGGAACAGACTTAGAAGTTTACATGACAGTTTCTACTAAAATTCGTGTAGCCGGTGACTTTAAACCAGGAGATAAAAAATATTTGTAATGAAAGTACAAGACTTAATTAGGATGCTCCACGAAGAATACTTACTTTTAAAGAAGCGGAAGTATAAGATTGAAAACACACCTCAAGTCTCTGTATACGAAGTTTGCGGCCAAGACGAAAAGAATATTCTGATCAGCCTAATTAACTTGTCTTCGGATGACTTAGACCGAATTTTCCATATTGACCTACCTTGTGTTGAAGATTTTGTATGGGAATTTCAAGAAAGAGATAAACTAACTATTCATCAATTACCGCACAAACAACGTAAACTAGAGTAATTAAATTTTAAAAGAGGACTTACTTATGTTTACACAACTTGCGCTGATTACACTTACAACCGTTTCTTTTTACGCAGATAAATTTGAAGGAAAGCGAACAGCTTCTGGAGAAATCTTTCACCAGGAGTCTTATTATGCTGCCCATAGAACACTTCCCTTTGGAACCTGGGTACAGTTGAATCATAAAGGGAGGATTGTATTTGTTCAGGTAGTAGACCGTTGTAATTGTAAAGGGATTGATATTTCTAAACGTGCTTTTCGAGCCTTGGGCTTACTAGAACAAGGTGTTTTGAAAGATGTTCAATTAACTTATTAAAAGGAAAAAGATTATGCAAATAGATTTAAAAGAAAATAGCGTCATTATTGACGGAATTGAGTATGAAAAGAAACAGCCGCCTCTATCTGATTTTTGTATTATACGCACCTATTCAGCGGGTGTGTTCGCAGGGTATGTAAAAGAAAAACGAGGACACGAACTAGATTTAACAGACGTAATTCGACTTCACTACTGGGGAGGGGCTTGCAGCCTAAGTCAGTTGTCTCAAGAAGGAGTAAAGGAGCCGAACGTGTGCAGATTCTCGGTGGTTGTTCCTTTTCAAACAGTTAACGGCTGGATTGAAATTATACCTTGCACCGCTGCCGCAGAAAAAAATATTAAGGGAGTAAAGACGTGGAAAAGTTGACGAATCCTTTTTTCAATCATACTTACACAGGCGATGGCTGTGGCAGTGGCAGTGGCGATGGCAGTGGCGATGGCAGTGGCTATTATGGCAGTGGCGATGGCTGTGGCTGTGGCAGTGGCTGTGGCAGTGGCTGTGGCAGTGGCGATGGCAGTGGCGATGGCAGTGGCTATGGCAGTGGCTATGGCGATGGCTATGGCAGTGGCGATGGCGATGGCTATGGCAGTGGCTGTGGCTATGGTTAAAAAAAGGAATTTGTCACCCCCCCCCCTGTTAGCCAAGGAACAAAGCATATTTAGGTAAAGGAGAAATTAATGGGAGTTGTACAAGCAAGTAAAGTAGATGTGACTAAAGAATTAATAGGGAAGATGGAGAAGCACGTTAAACGTGTTTTGGAAAACTTCGCCTCTGACTTCTATGACCACGATGTGAAAGAAATAGAGGAGTATGCTAAGGAGGCCGAACCGCCTAAACTTTTGTGGAGTATTAGGGAATCTGGAACCTGGTTAATTCCGCTTATACCAGAGCAGGAAGAGAGGATAGAACAGATTAAAGAGCAATATAAAGACCACAGGGTAATTGAGTATTTCATAGTCGATGTGAAAAAAGGAACACTTAAAAAGATTTATTTTTACAATTCACAATAGGGAGGTTTACCATGATCGTCAATTTAAGAGACTTTTTAAGCACCTATGTACAAGAGGCAGTAGGGGAGTGGCTAGAAGTACAGGATATCCCGCAAAGTAAGCATGAACTCTTTTATAGCGTGCTTAGAAAGAAAATTCAGGAAAGGGTTGAAGGATTTCTTCACCGTAACGCGATTATAGCTACGGCAATTGAAATAGCCAGACATGACGAGTTTAAACCAGATAAATTAAAGCTAGTGTGGCAAAATTCTCAAATAGGCGAAATAGTCTTAGCGGGAAAGGTTATTGGGCAAGCAAGAACATTCCCAATAAACGGTATGAGCACAAACATTTATATCTTGGATAAAATTTCAGACGCTTTAATTGTGGAGGTGGATAGTTTTTACTCAGGAAACGAACCAGAGAAACCTGAGTTTGTTATTGTCCATCCCAACAAGGGTCAGTCTAAATACAGTTACAGTCTTATCTTCACTCAGTGGGAAGATGTACAAAAGGTCGTAGATGGATTTTTTAACGTAAAAGAGTGGGGTAAGTAGATATGTCTAAAACCTACCCACTTCTTAAGCCTTTAAACAATGAAGTTGTTATTTTAGTTCCTCCTTTACTTGCCAAAGAAATTGGTGTGTTAGAAGCTATCTTTTTACAACAAGTTCATGAGTGGTTAGAAGCAATAGAGAAAGTTGACCCAGAGACAGAAGAAAACCCAGTTAATTATATTCGCAGACCTAAAAAAGTGTGGCTGAGCGAACTACCTTTTATAACTTTTTCAGAGTATGACCGAGTAATTGCAAGTCTACACCCTAAAGGATTATTGACTTTTAAGAATGATTATGACCATTTAACTATGCGGATTGATTATGAGAAATTGGCTACCTACAAAGGTCATTTGGTGAGCACAGAGCGTTAGATAAAAAAATAGCCCCACTGTTTTTCAATATGTTACAATGGGGAAATAAATCTTTTTTGAATTGGAGATATTGTACCTCATGTCTAAGACTTTAATCAATGAAGCCCCCTTATTAATTCCCCGCACTTTAGCTAAATACCTTGGTTTATTGGATGCTATTTTCCTACAACAAGTTCATTTCTGGGTAGAAATTAACAAACAAGCAGGAAGAAATCTAAAAAAAGGTGATTATTGGATGTATCTCTCCTCAGAAGGCTGGATAGAAGAACTTCCCTTCTTGTGTGAAAAAACAATAAAAAATATTATTGTTAGACTAAAGAAATTAAATTTGTTAATTGTTGACCATTTAGATAAGAATCATTTTAATCGCACAAATTGGTTTCGTGTTAACTATGAAGAGCTAGAAAGATTAGAAGTTTCTTGGTTAGAAGAGAAAGAAGAGAAAGCCAGATTAAAATTTTTTGCACTCGCTGTTAAAGAAGTGGAAGAAGAATTAGAAGAGTCAATGGGTTCTAAAATACCAGATAGATTGGGTAAATTTACCCAATGCATTAGTGAACCAAATACCCAATCAGAAAGGGTAACTGACGCACAATCTAAACAGAGAGTAACAGAGATAACAAAAACAACTTCTTCCGAAGAAAAAGATTACCCAATGGATATAGAGGAAGAGGACAAAGAACTACGAGAAGATTTTGAGTTAGTGTGGGGAGATTTTCCTAAGAAAGATTCTCATAAGGAAAAGCACTGGTTAAGATATAAACAGCTCAAACCAAAAATAAAACTAGTTAAATTAGCTTTAGACCTTTTAGAAGAACAAACAAACGGACAAGTAAAATTCTATCCCAACTTTGATAACTTTCTTACTTCTTTTGTAGCTAAGAAAACCAGTTCTGATGACTACGACCCTAAAACAGGGATTCTTTAGTTATGCCAAATATATTACCGTTTCCTACAGGGGATAGTCTTGAGGGTGTAAGCACTAAAGCACCTACTGGTGTTAACGTAGACGTGGTTTGTGCGAATTGTAGAGGTGTATTCGTTACAAGTGTTAGCGAAGAAGAGCTGCTCAGAGGCGCATTAAAGGTTCATTTGCCTTTTCCTGCTGCGTGTCCTAATTGTGGTGTTATGCGTAAAAAATTTAGACTGCTTGAGGATGATTGGATAGATGAGTGATGAGATATTAGGTCGATATGGAATAGGAAAATCCTATAGAGGTTTACAGCTTCAACACAGTAAATCTGCTTTTGTTGCTTCAGAAGTTTCAAGTTACTTAGAAAGACTTAAAACCCATGTTCAAGAAGGAACGGGTTTACTTTTCCAAGGTGCTGGGAATACAGGTAAATCAGCTTTGGCTTCTATAATTTGCCGAGAGGCAATTCTAAAGCATTACTATCCTGCTTATTTTATGTCTTTAGATGATCTTCTTCTTTTAGACAACGCTCGTTGGAAGATGAAACAGTACCAAGAAGAGTATTCCAAGAAGGTAGAGAAGCCTAAGATTTTAGTTTTAGATGACGTACCTTTTGTTTCTAACAAAGCGAAAAGTCCAGAAGAATTAATAAAACAGGTTCTTGCTAAGAGGCTTAGAGAGAATAATGTAACCATTTTTACAACTAAAAGCCTGAAAAATATTAAAGAGCCTATTCCAGAATTGATGTTGAGAAAGAACAAAATTATAGAGTGTACGGTGGAATATGTTTGAAGGGAACATTTCTAATCAGCCCGCGGCTACTATAGGCTGGTATTATGATGTACTTCTGATTATTAAGTATCCAAAATTATTTCGATGGGCTAAAAAAAGTATGCCTTCTATACTTAAGTTTCTTTATCAACGTAACGAATTGGCGATAGCCCAAATGGAATTGTATTTCAAAGACTACAATGTCAAAGTAGTCGTAGACCATCCAAACCTGAAAAAGATATTTGATGACGAATATAACACAGTAGCGGTAGGACACATCTCACAGCTTAGCCAGTTGCCTTATTTTAGGGTTTTTACGACAGATAAGCGTTTTATAGGTCTAAGTGGAATTGTACGTTATATTATGCCTTTTAAGCAGTTTATAAAAGAAGACAAACAACTTAAAGATAATGTAGCTGGTTTTGCAGAAATGATGATTGAGCTTGGAGAAAGGTTGAAGAAAGAATGAGCTACACCAAAAGAGAAGTACAGAAAGACACATTAGCAATTCTAAAAAGCATTAAAGGTTACGAGCTAGTGCAAATTGTTCCTGCCTGTTTTTCAGACCCAGAAAAGGAACAAATGTTTCAGTTTGTTCCATTTAACAAGATTGAAGACAATGTAATAACCATTTATACCCGCTTTTGTAATGATGAGGTGGTGGAGCAAATAAAAAGAATCCATAAAGAGTTTTATTCGTATTTGTATTTGGGACAAAAAGAATGACAGAACATAGAAAGTATAAGCGAATTAAAGAGAACAGAGGTAGAAGTCAAATACTTCGCAGCACTACGTTAAGTATTTCTAGGTTGTATGGGAAGGGGCTAAGTGTAAAAAGCATATCAAAAAAGTTAGGTATTTCTACAACCACCATATACACGTATATAAAAAGTTTAGGCGTAAAAAAGGAAAGTTTACTATCGCCACAGCAGCTAGTTTTAAGAAAATGTGTAGCGTCTCTGCTATGTATTAAAATGCCGCCAGCGGCATTGAAAAAAATTCTTAAATTGAAACAAACTAAAAAAGTCATTAGAGCTTGGGAGAACCAGTATGGCTATTCCGAGGATTATTTTAACAAGGGTTTAACTTTAATTAAGTATAAGGTACTACAAAATCCTCCAAAGAAAAAGGGTAGCAAACGGGTTAAAGAGAGGTGAGTCTTGACAGAAAATTTATAACAACCCTGATTACTGAGGATGAAGCTCTTCGTAAAGCCATAGACGCTAATATTCAGGATAACTGGATATTAAAAGAACTTAGACCTGCTTATCAGTGGATTAAATCTTTCTACACAGACTTTGGTAAAATACCCTCAAGGGAATCTCTCATTAAACGCTTTGGTGATATCCTCACCCTATCCGAAGAGAATGTAGCTTTCTATATTTCAGAGATTAGAAACCGTCAGAAGTTTAGTGTTATGGTCATGACTGCTGAACAAGTTTCTAACCTATTAATGGATGATAAGCAACCCGATAAGACCAAAGCCTTAGAAGAAGCCGAGAAGTTATTTAATTCTGCTCATAAGCAACTCTATACAGAACTGAATACCTCTAAGGTAGTTAACATTGCTAAAAAGGCTACAGACAGGTATGACCAGTATCTTCATAGAAAATCCAATAAAATCACAGGGGTTATAACCCCATGGGAACCATTAACCGAAGAAACAATGGGTTGGCAACCAGGAGAGTTTGCCCTTTTTGTAGGACGTAGAGGTTTAGGAAAGACCTTAACACTTCTTCTTAATCTCTCCAAAGCCTACCAAGCTGGGTATAAACCATTACTCTTTACCCACGAAATGGGTGTAAAACCAATCAGTTTAAGACTAGATGCTATTTTAGGGCAATTTGATTACGAAGCCTTGAGAAAAGGTAAGCTAGACCTCTCTGAGGAAAGAGCCTACTTAGAATATCTTAAACGTATGGAAGAATCAGAGATGGTTTTGGAGGTAGCCGAAGGTGCAGGAAGAAAAGGAGTAGAAACTATTTATGCGTATTGCAGGACATTAAAACCAGATATTGTCTTTGTAGATTCTGCGTACCTCTTCGCTAAATCGTATGACTGGAAAGACCAGTATGCTTTTTCAGCAGACTTAAGAGCAATGGCTGAATCTTTAAAGATACCTATTATTATCTCTTTACAGGAGAAAAAAGACGGTGTAGCCATAGCGAAAGCCTATGAGAATGATGCGACGTGTATGTTCAGGCAGTATAAGGATAAAGACATGGAAGAATTACCGTTTATGTGTTTTGAGACTCGGAAAATTAGAGAAGGAGAACCCATTCGTTGGGTATCCCATTGGGATTTTAAGTCTATGAACTTTACTTGGAACCCCCAAGTAGACCCACAGGAATATATAGATATATAAAATGTTAGACACGACTGCTCTGGTAATAGCTCTTCAATCCGCAGGCATTAAGAAGATTAAAGTATGGAAAGACGAAGTTAAATTTTGCTGTCCTTTTCATGCTGATAGAACACCCAGTGCTTTCCTTAACGTTTCCAAAGTCGTCTATAAATGCTTTTCGTGTGGGAGAGGAGAATCAGCGTATAGCTTTCTTCACTTAATAGGTATTCAACCTTACTCTTTAGAAATAGAGTCCATAGTTGACTTTGTCAGCTCAAAAGTTAATAAGGTAGTACAGAAAAGGAAATCTAAAACGTATGATCAGTTTATGGGACGTGTTGTTTCTCAAAGTATGCAAGAAGGACTCCTTATTTGGGAACAAAGTGTACCTACTTTTACGGTAGACCCTGTAGAGGAGTATATAAAGAATCGAACAGGAAATGCGTTTACACCTATTCCGGTTGCTTATCATCCTCAACGGTACTCACTGGTTTTTAAGACAGAATTTAATATTGTTGAACGCTTCTTTAAATGTCGGTCGCAGAAGATTACTGTTCCTTCTATGGTCTATGGAGAAAAGCATCTCTTTACACACGACTTTAAGAGCAAATCAGACACAGTTTACTTGGTAGAGGGGTTATTCGATTACTTGAACCTTTATCAAGCAGGATTTAAAAACTGTGCGGCTTTACTAGGTAGCTCTGTCTCTGATATTAACCAGGTAGAGATAGATTCTCTAGGAGAAGACGTTACTCTAATACCAGATAGTGACAAAGCAGGATTAAACAGTCTAAAACCAAATGCAAAGAAATTAACTGAACTCGGTAAAAGAGTGTATGTGATTTACCCAAAACCAGAGAAAGATTTTGGAGCCATGACACACGAACAAATTAGAGAAAATATTTTTAACGGGAGAACAGCGTATGGTAACAGGATATCTGGGGGCAACCTTGAAGATTGCCTTAGCCGATTCGGATAAGATTAATTTAGACTTATGGAAAGTCCCCAATTCAGCCCCAGCTAAAAACAGCTTTGGAGAATTTATTCCTCTCTATTACGAAGAAGCTGGTTGGGTACACTTCCCAAGAAACAATATGCCTGAATTAGAGTGCATAATAGAGGAAAGGAATTATACATCCTCAATAGAAACTGGTTATTTCTTTCATCAAGAGTATAGAGACTATCAAGTTGAGGTAGTAGATAAAGCACTTAAATTTATGAGGAGGAGTATTCGTTTAGGAATAGCCAGAGATGTTATTATTTGTGCACCATGCGCCAGCGGTAAAACCCACATGGCGTTCTATGCAATTGACCAATTGGCTGTAAAAACTTTAATCGCCGTCCCAACAGAGCCTCTATTTAAACAGTGGGTAGAACGGTTAACTGACTGGACGGGTGAAGAGCCGGGTATGTTTACAGGTAGAAAAAAGAGTTTCAAAAATATTACAGTGGCGCTAGTGCCTTCTTTAATCTCTAAATTAGCGAAAAAGTATCAGCACGAATTGAATAAGTTCGCCTTGCTGATTAATGATGAAGTACATAGGCTAGGCGCTGATAAATGGTCAAAGGCGGTATGCCGTATACCGGCAGGCTATAGACTGTCTTTTTCAGCTACTCCCAAGAGAGGAGACGGACTAGACATTATTATGTTCTCTCACTGTGGACAAGTCGTAGCAGAAGTTTCTAGGAAGCAGTTGATAGAAGAAGGGTATATAAAAAATCCTAAAGTCTTTATCTTTGAGAGAACCATTCCAACGTTGATTCAACGTTGGAATGGTTTTAACTGGGCAGCAACCTGTACGAAGATTGCGAGGCACTCTGTAGTTATCTCAGATGTTCAACATATTATCAAACAGTCCCTCAACAAGGGTAAGAAGACGATGGTTTTAACTAACCGGCTAGAGTTAATACAGCCCCTAAAAGAGTTATTTCCAGATGCTTTTCTTCTCGTAGGTGTAAGCAACTTAGAAGAGGCTATCGACAGAGAGAAGCTATTTAAAGCCCAGCTTATCTTAGCCATAGATAAATTAGCGACTACAGGGATAGAACTTCCTGCCTTAAGCACAATGATTTCAGTAACACCCTATGCAGATCCTTCTGTTATTGAACAAATGTTGGGTAGGAACTCCAGACCAGATTCTATAGACCCTGTGTTTGTAGATTATTATATTCATGAACCGAAGACGGATAAGAAGGATTTTCTAAAATTTATGTTCCAATCACGCCTAAAAGTGTATGAGTCTTTAGAGTGCGAAGTAACTTATGTCAGGAGAGAGGAATGAAAAAAAGAATTAAAGAAATGATTAAATTGCTGAAGTCTTTTGACAAGGCAATTTTAATGAAAGAAAGGCACAATGTTTTAGAAGAAGACGAAGCGGAAGCCAGAATAGCGGTTGAGGAATCTCCGTTCGAGAGGACAGAGATTGTTTGTACCAAGGGTAATAACTTTCAATTGTTTTTCTACGAGTTAAACAAAATGGCAGATGGCTACGATTTGGTGAAAGATATTCCCCACATTCTGACAGAAGATAAGCTAATGGACAAGTTGGTCAGTGATTTAAAAGAAGAAAAGAAAATCTCTTTAGAGCTCTATTTTAACTCTTGACAAAGATATAAAAGGGATATACATTATATATCATGAGTGCAATTAGAAAATTAATTTCTTTACCAAAAGAATCCTGGGATTGGCTTTTAGAACAAGCTACCCTCCAAGGTATTTCTGTAAACGCATTAGTGGCAACCATTATCTATCAGGAAAAATGTTCAAGGAAGAAGTAGACAAGTTCTTATTTAAAGATTTAAAGAAAAGAGAACTGGGTTTATACAGCTATGGACAAGTTGCCAAAGAATGCCAAATCAAATTCAAAACGTTAAAGTGGTTATTTAAAAAGAAAATATTTGAGAAAGGGGAGCAGTTTTCAAAGAAGACTTACCGTCTTTATCTCACCGAACGAGAAAGAGAGCTAATTACTACTACCTTTAGACTAGCAAGAAAGGAGGCTCTAGAGAACTCAGACAGAAGAGATTCAGAAGGTAACTACGTGTACAACCTATCCTATGAACGTGTAGGACAAATTTATAAACAGTTGAAGGAGAAAATATGAGTTTTTTTACAGTTGGTTTTGAAGCAGTTGTTGAGGAAGCAAAAAGGCAAGAAGACGCCAGAGCGGCTTACTCGGATTATGACGAACTTTACCTAAACAAGGCTAAAAGCGGAAATGATGAGTGTAAAGTATTCTTTATGAGTACTGAGCCTACTAATTTTCATATCCATGATTTTGGAGAAGTGACAAAGGACAGATCAGATAAGTTTTTATGCACTGACCCCGTTAATGGGTGTGACATTTGTAAGTATATGGAAAAACCCAATAAGTACTTTAAGTCTATGTGGCCTGTTTATGTTCCGCACCATATCTACAGAGCTGTGTCTGAAAAGGGCAAGGATAAGGAGTACAATAATGTTATTTCCTATCTTATTTTTCCTGCTAAACACGCTGCTACTTTGGGAGCCAAAGCTACTAAATGGGGTTCATTGACTGACTTTAGAATAGACATTATGAAAGCAGGGGACGGGGGTTCTTATCAGTTTGAGAAGACCTCTGTGCCAACACCAGAGGATGTGTTAAAGATGCGTATCCCTAAACCAGAGGAGTTTATTGTTCCTCCCTCTAAAGAAAAGGTAGCTGCTTTTATTAAGAAGTATGCAGGGAAAACCCTTCATGTTGATAAGGTTTCTCTGAGTGCTCCAAAGGAGCCAACACCCGTACCAGAAAATTTTGAAATAGATTTCTAAGTAACTTAGGGCTAGGTTTTTACCCTAGCCCTAAGTTACTTGTGTACGGACGGTATAGCCCTACGTTCAATAAAAATTTAGCTTTTCTTATTATAGGTTATTAAATGATAGTTGACAATTTAGATAAGTTTGAACAATTCTGTGAGTTCCTTTCCCAAGAGCCTTTCATGGCATTTGATACAGAGACGGATAATCTACACGGTGATATCGTAGGTATGAGTTTTGCCAAGTCTTCCTCAAAAGGTTGGTACATTCCAATAGCGCACGCACCAAACTTTGTCGATGGGGATAGAAACATTCCCAAAGAAAAAGTTATCGAACTGATGAAGCCTATCTTTGAAGCCAAGCACACACAATGGTTGTGTTGGAATTTACAGTACGAGTACTACACCTTACGGCACTGGTTGGGTATTGAAATGGCAACTGGAGAAGATGCCCAGATTATGTACTGGCTTCTTAACTCTGAAGGAAATCTACGACTAAAACATAGAGCTGTGGTTGACTTAGGTTTATCTGGAGCCACAACCTATGAGGATATGGCAAAGGGAAAATCCCCAATGTATTCCCCAGTCGATGAGTGTGGTGAGTACGCCATTCAAGATGCTCGTTTTACTTGGGAACTCTATTGGAAGTATTTACCGCTGCTCAAAGTCAAGGGTAATTGCTACAATGTCTACAAAGGAATACACCTACCACTTGTTGTTGTCTTAGATTCAATGTTTGAAAGAGGTATTCGTATTGATCGACAAGCTCTAAACGAGGTGAAAATCTATTGCCAAACTAGTATGCTTAGTTTGGCTGAAGAAATGTACTCTGTGGCAAAGCGTTACTTTAATCCTAACTCCGGTTCACAGGTAAGAGATTTATTTGTTAATCAGCTTAAATTACCTGTTATTAGTTGGACTAAGGGGGGTAAGAGTGGAAATTCTCAACCATCGGTGGATCAGAATGCACTAAGTCACTATGCTAAGGAAGCGGAAGGGGAAGCGAGTTTACTTGCTAAAAAGGTGTTGGCGTACAGAGAGCTTGGAAAGATTTTGTCTACGTACACGGATTCTATTCTACAAAAAGCAGACCATTCAGATCGTATACATTCCTCATTTAACCAGACAGGAACGGTAGGCGGTCGGTTTTCTAGCCGTAACCCTAACTTTCAGAATATACCCGCCCGTTCGGAAGTAGGTAAGGCTATACGGAAGGTATTTATAGCCAGGGAAGGGTACAAACTAGTTTGTGCTGACTTCTCCCAACTAGAGCTTCGTATTTTGGCACATTTTACTAAGGACCCTATCCTGTGTGAAGCGTTCGCTACTGGTAAAGACCCGCACTCTGCAACAGCGGCTATGCTAATGTCCATGCCGTATGAAGAGTTCTTTAGTGCGTATAAAAAACAGAAGGCAAAAGATAAAGAAATTGTTGAATTATGGTTGGCAGAGTACGGGTTTACACCTGAAGATATGCGAGGACGGTCTAAAACGGTAAATTTTGGTATTGCGTACGGCAAAAATACCGATTTAGATTTAGGGATAACCAAAGACTTCCTTGATCAATGGAAGTCTATTCATAAAGTAGTGGTTAAGTATATACAAGGCGAACACAAACAACTCCTTAATCAAGGGTTCGTCAATACTGTTCTTGGTAGGTTTAGACATTCAGAAAAAGTGTTTTCTCCTAGTTGGGAAGAAAGGGAAGCCGCTTTAAGAGAACTTTTCAATACGAAAATTCAAGGAACTGCGGCTGATCTGGCTAATATGAGTATGATTATGATTCATGGAGAGTTTCAGACGAGAGGTCTAGACGCTTTCCTTATTGCTCAAGTACATGATGAGATTATAGCCGAGGCTAGAGAACAGCAAGCACAAGAGGTATCAGATATTATGAAACACTGTATGGAAACATGTTATCCACTAAGTATTGTTTTAGAGGTGGAACCAGGGATAGGAAACAATTGGGTAGAGGCAAAAGGATAATGGCAACAAATATAAAGAAAAAAGAAGAGAATAAAAAGTCTAAGGTTCTGCAACCAAAAACGTTGCAGGAAGTTTTAGATACAATGAACAAATCAAGACCGGGAACAATTTTTACAGGTGCGGACTTGGAGAGGGCTAAGAATAAAAGGGCAAGCGTCGGTATACCTAGCGTAGATAGAATTTTAGGGGGCGGTATGGTTAGAGGGGGAAAAGTACACATTTATGGGAAATCAGGAACTGGTAAATCTACGCTCACTATACAGACAGGGGCAAATATTCAAAGGATGGATAAATTCGCCACAGGCGCTGTAGTTAACTTAGAGGGGTTTTGGAGGACAGAAGGTATTCAGTACGCTAAAAAGTTTGGAATGGACCCAGAAAGAGTAATTATATTAGAAATGGGGGAAAACGAGGGTTCTGAAAATGTATTGGACACCGCAATTCAACTAGTAAAAACTAGAGCATTGGATTTTCTTATTGTCGATTCTATAGCGGGTATAATAACAAGAGATGAGCTAGAGAAGTCTATGGACGAAAATGAGAAGATTGCTTTTCAAGCAAACCTAGTAAAAAAATTTCTTTTGCGATTAAATGCGGTTACAGCCCCTCGTATAGAAAATGGTGAGGTTCTTGTGCATCCCTGTGCAATTATGATAATCAATCAGCTAAGAGCGGGTGGTTTGGGTTATGTGTTAGCGGATAAGAATACGCCTGGTGGCTCGGCCTTGCATTTTTTTTCTGATATTGAAGTGCATGCGTCTAGGGTTGATCCTATATTTTATAAGGTGCAGAAAGACCAACTAGACCTACTTTCTGACTCTTTAGAGCGTAGAGAGTTAGAGAAGGGATGGGCAATAGGGCATAGCACACAATACAAAATCCATAAGAACCGAACTGCTCCCACAGAGGATAAAGCCACTGTGATTGATTTTTACCGAAGTAAAATTGAAATACCTTCTCCCACAGGTTTTACAGGCTTTGGGTTTGATTTAGTAGGTGATACCTTTGATACAGCCGTCTTAGCTGGGATTATTCCTACAAGCGGAGCATACCGTACAATAGAAGGGAAGACTTATCAAGGAAGAGAGAAAGCGCTTACCTTCTTTAGGTCTTCTCCTGAAGTCTATCAACGGACACTTAAACAATTGGAGGATATTGGTAAAGATGACACACGAAATAAAGAAGTTAAAAGCAAAGTCTCGAAGAAACGAGAAAATGTTGTCGAAGGAATTGGACATGATGTTAACACCAGGTAGTGGCTCAGGAAGGAAAAAAGGAGATTTACAAACAAATCCAACAAACAGTATTGGCTTTATGGTTGAATTGAAAGAAACTAAGTATGCGGCTATTACTTTCCAGACAGAGTGGGTTTACAAAGTGTACAGAGAAGCTCAGAAGGAAGATAAGATACCAGCGTTTTGCCTAGACTTTAATGGTAGAAAAATTTACTTGATTACCTTATACGATTGGCAGCATATGACCAGTAAGTCTAAGCCAGAGTCTAGTCGGGCGTTGAATGGGTTAACTACAACTCTTTATGCTACTGAATTACAAGAGGGATTAGAGCTAAAAATTCCTAATGGACATTATGCACCCTTGGTAGTTACGTCTGCCTTTGACTTTAAAAACTACAAGAACAAACTCGAACAAGGAGGTTTTCTAGATGGATTGGCAGAGCCTGTGGAAGTTATTGGAGAACAAGAATATCGAGAAGAGAATGTTGAAAGCCCAATCGAAGGGGGAAGTGAAATTACTCCTGATTGAGATTATTTCTTGTTTTAGAGCGATAGGGCAAAAAGATTATGTTAACCCCCTAAAAGAAGCGTGTCTAGAAGTCTTTATGCGACTCCAGAGCAATGAATTATTTTCAATAACTTTGCTTCACACCTTAGAGCTATTAGAAGAGCTAGACCAGATGGTGACTAATTTTAAAAATTCTTCTTCTAAAGAAGAGCAAAAGTTTTGGTACAACAAAATGAAGATAGAACAATACCTGTAGGAGGTTTTTATGTACATTATTCCCTATATGACCGTGATGGACTCTGGAAGAGGTTCGTTTTCTGGTTACAGTGGAACAAAATTTCTAGGCTCTTTGTCTGATGTAAAAGATTGGATAAAGAGCAATTGTGGTGTCAATCACGCACTTGAGCTGATTAACAATAAAGGGGTTACTCAGGATATCTTACCCGTCTTTTACCAAAAGATGTCAGACAGTAGTTACAAAGCTAAGTTTAATTATCTGGATGAAGACAATGAAATTGTACTTTGGGAGAGTGACAAAGAAGATGAGTAGCGAGGAGCAGCGATTTAAGGTGATTTCTGATACTGTGGATTATATTCTACCCGGCTTTAATAAGATGCCAGAGATAACGATAGATAGTCTGGGTATTCCCTATGACTTAACACAATGTAGTCTAGAGGAGTTGGGTATGTTTTCTTCTTCTCTACGCTCTTTGGTATCTTATGCGGAAGGTAAGCGTAGTGAGATTTCTGTGAGAAAGTTGATTATAAAAGATACGATTGACCAGGAAGAGTCTTTTCACTTTAATAAGATTAGAGAAGAAAATTCCCAAGGTAAAAAGTGTATTTTAGGCGCCACCGAGTTAAAAGCAGCGGCAAGAGAAAAAGTACTGGACAATTACACACGGCTGACTATCTTAACAGGGCAGGGAAAGCTAATAGATGCTCGTGTTAACTCAGCCAATGAGACAATAAAAACGATCTCAAGAGAAATATCAAACAGGGCGTTACAGTTAGAATATGCGAAACTTAAATAGTGAAATTTCTATTTTAAAAATAGACCCTAAAAAAATTAGAGCGTACACTGTTTTTCCTTGGACGCAAATATTGGATTACTTTGAGGAAGACGAAACGGTAACGACTCAATTTCCTTCTATTTTAGGATTAGATCCCAGCTTAACAAATTTGGGGTTTGCTTCTATAAGCAGTAAAAGTAAAACAGAAATCTCTATCCCAGAGGTTGGAACAATCTCTCTAAAGTCTAAAAGTACAGATAGACTAAAGCATTTTGTGTCAATACTGCCTTACCTATTATTAAAATATATGCCGAATGTCGTTGTAGTTGAGGACTATGCTTATGGTGCTAGTAATAAATCGCATCAAATTGGTGAATTAGGTGGCTTGGTTAGATTGGTGATTGCTGAGTATTCGGAAGTAATTAATCAGTTTTGTTTAAGCATATTCTTGTCTCCAACACAGGTAAAAAAGTTTGCCACTGGGGTAGGTAACTCTAAAAAGAATATTATGTTGATGCACATGTTTAAACAGTTCGGTATTGAGTTAAAAGATGACAATCAGGCAGACGCTTTTTATCTTGCAGCTATGGGAAGTTTAAAGACGTACAAGAGTTTGTTAGGACATAAGTTAAAAGATCTGGAATTAACAGAGAGTCAGCAGAAGATAATTTCAGACCTCAGATTTAATAAACAAGAGGAACCCGTAAGCATATGACAATCTATAAATTTCTTGACGTGACTGATCAAGAGTTAGTTTCTCAGGTTCCCCTCTTCTTTGAAGAACAAAGACCTATATTCGTGTTGGACGCCGCAGGCGTAGAAAGAATTATTAAGGACTTTGATAGTCCTGTTCATTACCGTAAGAATAGCTTTTTTATCAAACCATACCCACTGGTGGAGAAGTACAACCTTCTAATATTTCCCTATCAGGACAATAACAACAATTTGATTAGACGAGTTACAAAGCTGTTTAATAGAGCATACGCAGGGTGTATGGTGGTTATCTTTGGCTATAAAGAAGACGTGATAGAAACGTCAAGACTCGTTAAAGATTATTGTGACCCCATCTCTTGTGTGTTTAACGTTGATAAATCTATTTGGACGGGTGTTAAACTAGATGGACTTTAACCGCAATTGGTCACGTATGAAAACCTGTCTTGACCCTATTTATGGAAAGTTGATTCTTTTTTCAGGAGTAGACCAGGAGAAAGATCAAGACCTTTTACGTTCCATGGAAGTAGAAGACGTGATGCTGTCTTACTACCACCTAAGAAAACGCGGTAAGAAATCACTAGAGAAAACATTTGCCAACTTTAGAATTATCGGACTTTATAGTGGTATCCAAACCTATCACAACGGGTTAAAGCGTTCTGGTGGAGCTGGGCTACAAGAAGAGCTAGAAGCCTATTGTAGAGACTATATTGAGTTTTGTGATCTCTGGGCTAATCAACTATCCTTTGTTATTAGTACAGATGCAGAGGACCTGGTAGGAGCAGAGTTTAATGACGCTGTGTGTGAAGAACTCCGTGATAGAGAAGTAAGAGCCTATCCAGTCATAACCTATGGCAATATCGAACACAATCTCAAAGTAGGAAAGCTAAAGTGTAAAGAGGTTTGCTTTGCAGGAGAATTGGTAAAAGGCTTCACCATAGACAGTAAAGAAATCATAGACTTCTGCGTTCGCAATAAGATTATTACCCATGCTTTAGCAGCTAAAGACGCAATGGCAGCTTCCTCTGCCAATCTGTTTTCTATCGACACAGGAGCCTGGTTAAACGCAGTCAAGTATGGAACGACTTATATCTTTAAAGGCGGAGCCTTACGAACATACGATAAAAACTCTAAATCTATTCGCACTTTATCCAAGAAAGAGTATATGGACGCAGGAATAGACTGGAGAGGGGTTGAGTTAGAAAAACGTAAAGAAGTTTCCCAGATTAATATCTTAGCTTGGAGAAGGTACAAAGAGCATGTAGCTCAAGATATTTCCCAAGCCTACTGGCTTTCTAATTATGAAAAGGCAGAAGCTGCAGATTACTTTAGACAACGCAACGGGCTAAGCCATACTCAGGAAGACATGACGAAGCAGTTACAAGATATGGCTCGTTCTCCAGATAACTACCGTCCTCATGTGATTAGTAACCAGAGAGATATTATTCAACTTCTTAGCCCTCAAGTGACAGAACCTTTAAAGTGTAATACCTGTGACATACAAAGAAGCTGTGCTCATTTTAAACCTAACATGGCCTGTTATTACAACACAATGGTAGCCATTAATGGTCTTGACGATGCGAAAACAGTAACAGGTCTTATGTTGTCTGTACAGGCCAATCGAATAAATCGCTTTGCCAACTTTGAAGCCCAGAGAGGTGGTAGCCCAGATCCTCAAATTGCTAAAGAGATGAGAGAGTTTAGACAAATGAGTAAAGGTTATACCGATATCGTAGAAGCAGCAAAACCCCAGTTTGGAGATTTACCTGCAGCTACTGTAACCGAAGAAGGTAAAAAGGGTGGAGATAGAGTGATGAACGCTATTTTCTCAGAAGTTGTAGAAGAGGGTGATGAAGAGGGAGAACAAATTACAGAGGAGATGAATAGTTATGGACCCTAAACATATCGTAACTGCTGTTACTCTGTATAAGGAAATTATTAACAAAATTCTCATACATGGAGAATTTAGTATTTACCCGTTTACTGTGCGCTTTAAAGACGGCTACTTTGTGGTTAGTAGAGTTTTGTACACTGACAGACTGGCTGGAAATAAAATTGACTCGTCAACTTGTTCTCCTTTTGAGTTTAAAAGTGAGTTCATAGAACAATTTTTAATACCAATAATAGCTGAGCGAGAGTTAGAGATGTTAAAAGCGGGTGTATTTAACCAGCTCGATAGTTAGGAATAGTTCGTAGTGGAGAATAAGGGGTTTAAAGTAGTCTCTGGTAAAATCAATATTCCAGATTCTCTTACCATTCACTATATCAACCCCGGTGTTAAATCAACAGTTGTTTCCAAGTACACACTAAAGCATAAAGAGGAAAAGGAAGTTCCCAGACACGCAGGGCGGCAGACATTAGACCCTGAGAAAGTGTATAAAGCCTTACTTAAGGGAAAGAATAATAAAGTCTCTGGAACCTTTCTCAACATATTTAAAAAATTTAAAAAAGTGCCTACACATAAAATTAGTAAGTCTGTCTTCTTTGAAAAGATTTATGCGTTACCTACTGTCTTGTGCAGTAAGTGTTCATACAAAAGTGATTGTCCTTATTACAACGAAGAGTTTGCCTGTAGCTTTGCAACCTCGCCTTTATTTCTTCCAAGAGATTTACGCTTTACTGAGCGTTGGATATTAATGTATATGAACAGGCAATTATGGACAACAGCCGTATTCACAAATAGAGCCTCATTTCTAGACAATTTCGTTATATTCTACGCTACCTATATTTTAGCTCGTATTCAAGCAGATAAAGAGCTACCAGATGCGAAGATAAAGAAGTACAAAGGTAAAAAATATCAGGAAAGTAAGTACAGAGTTTCTTTACAGGAAGGGAAGATAAACATAGGGAATAAGTACAGTAACCAGAGTAACTATTTTATAAAAACAAAACTCGATAAACGAGAAAACAGAAAATCATTATTAGGATTCAAATCAGGAGAAAAACATGCGCAATGAAAAGTTAGTTCAGTTCCACAGTTCACATTTATTAGCAGACATCCACATTAGACCACTGGGAAAGATTAGACAAGTTGTTTTACGTTTTATCACCGGGAGCTACCTAGGGTCAGAGATAGAAACAGTAGAGGAAATAGACGACCCAGAGTTATCAGAGCAAATTGTTATTGAATCTTACAGCACACCTTCAGAAGCCTTTAACCGTTTAGCAGAACTAATAAAGCAATTCGACTTGGTTATTATAACCACACCTTCTTTCTGGCGGTCACCTTATGACGGTGGTAACTCAGGCGATTAGCTGAGCTTTTTAGCGTAGAGAATTAAGTCATTTATTTTGTTTACAAAGTATACAAAATATGGTATAATAGTAGTATATGAGGCATCCTATGCCTTGCGTAAAAAACTGCTATAAAAATATAAGGAGATAAACAAATGACTACATTAATTCAGAAAAAAAACTACAATAAACAACTTGGAAGATTGGGTTTAACAATCAACCCAGCTAAGTACGATATTTACATAACTCAAGATTGTATTTCACTTCTAGAAGTGGAACCAATCTTTAAAACACATTGGAACGGCGATAGCCTTAAACAAGCTATTCCTGTAATGAATACAGTGTGTACAGTTATTAATTGGCTCTCTCCAAAATTTGAAACTCCAGAAACTGTACACTATATGAGAAGAGAGAGAATAAGAAAGTTTAAGAAAGTAGACAAAGCAAACTATGAACCAGATCCCTTTAAAAGAGAAATGGTAGCTAAGTTAAGAAGTATTTTTGGACAGAAGGAAGAAAAGGCACAACAAGAAACATCTACCAATTCCCAATATGAGGAAATTGTAAGTGGGGGTGAACAGTTCAGAGCAACAAGAGCGGAAGTTCAAGTAGTTGTGCACGTTGGGTTTAAACAACTAGCGTTTGGTACAGACAAACCATATAAGTTAAACAACATACCCAACTTGTTTTGTGACCCAAGCAAAATGAATTTCCAGAACGTAGAAGGTAGTCCAGTAACTTACCTAAACGAAGATGGTAAGAATAAAGATTTAATTTGTAGCGAAACTGTAGAGAATGCAATCGGTATAGGAACTTCTGACGCTTGGTTTGCGTTTAATCAATCTTTAGAGAGAGTTGCTATACAATCAGGTGTTGCTACTTACGAAGTATTAGAGAAGTTAAGAGAAAATTGGAAACAGTTAGGATTAGGTAAGAAGATAGGAGCAAAACCTAAGTTTCTTAATCCAGAGCAACTTTGGACATTAACCAACTTTTTAAACTTTATATGTAACAATGTAGAAACTTTAAAAGAAGTTAAGAAAGATATTATTCTACTCACACGGTTTTACAATAAACCAAGCGTAGAAAGTGCCTTCGCAATAAAAGAAGGTATTTCAGGTAACATTAGAGAAGATAAAGCTGTAAAGGAAGTCATTAACCTAGCGAAACAAGGTAAGCATATAACAGACATGCAAAGTATGTTGTGTTGTATGAGAGTACAAGGCTTAATAGACGAGTTGTTAGAGTCCAAAGATAGCATGAATATATATATATATGATGAACTCTGTAAACTGTAACAAGGTATAATCCTTAGACTATCCGCAAGGGTAGTCTTTTTTTATGGAAATTTTTAATAAACGGGAAGAGGTATTGTGAGTGAAGGTAAAAAGGACACACGGTTATGACGGGTATTGTTGGTGTGAGACACGGTTTACTTTATTTGGTAACGCCAATGAACAGGTTACTAAGGTAATAAACCCATACAGCACAACGGAGCTTAAATTTTCCATTATGTCCTCCACACCTCCAAGCTACCATTTAGAGCTTAAGGAATACTTTAATTCCAATAACTGGCAAGAAATAAGCAAAGTCCTAGACGATATGTACCCGTCCAGAAAAGTAAGTTACTAATTAAAGGAGAGAGTGAAAAATGGAAATTAAAGAGAAGCCACAGGTAAAAGAAATTAAAATCCTCTGGATTGAGGGAGACGACAGACAGCTAAAGTTAGAGAGTAGAGTATTTACACAGTACTTTGCTATTAATTGGGAATTGTCTCAAGTCCTCCAAAGGATGAGAACAGATAAAACACAGGGCTACAACAAATGTAAACTTGAAGTAACTTTTGAAAATGGGCGTACGTTTGTCTTTCGTTATGATATTGGAGATTACGAGAAAGTAGATATTAGAGAATATTTGTTTGACTTGTGTATGCTTTATGCAGGTTTTAAAAAAACAAGAGGAGTTACAGAAGAAGAGTGGTTGGCAGAGCCATTAAATCAGAAATATGTAGAATTTCTACGAAACTATAATGTCGCTTGTAGTCAAATAGCCGCATGGTTAGAAGTAGAAACAATCACATACTGGTGTGAGCCTCAACGCATACCAAAGATGTTGAAACTTCTAGATGGCAACACCATTAATATTTTTGGTTGTTTGGGTAGAGAAGTTTGGGAGAGAGGAGATTTAGAACCACGCTTGGGTATGGACGCTTTAGTCTTTACTAACACTGAGAACGGCTACCAGCTCAAACAAATAAAAAAGTATGTAGATTTAGCAAACAGTTTAGTTAGTCTAGTTTAAAAATAAAGTGGGAAGTGAGGAGTAAGTATTTGGAAGGTAGCGCTAACACGATTAACCTTTCCATGCCTGAAAGTATAGAATGCTATGAATTGGAATTAGAAAAGGCAATCCATAGACACGAAGGGCTTAAGAGTGGAGAAATACCAAGAGGTCATAGTTACTCTCTGACCTATGCCAAAAAGGATAGAAACGAATTAGAGAAAAAAGTAAAATTAGCCAAGATTATTTGGGGTTAAGGAGAAAACATATGTTAGATACTAGGGAAGCTAGGCTGAAAGAGAAAGGCTTTGACGAATTTTGGCAACAAGAGTTTTCTGAACATTATTTCCAACTGACCGGAATAAGGTTTATAAAATCTCTAGTTAGTTGGGTAGCTATAGAAGAAAGATGCTTAGAGGGTAAAACCCCCGAGCAAGCCGCTCAATGGTCTGCCGAATTAAATTACACCTATAAGAAAGAAAGACGAGAAAAAAGGTAATGACAGAAGAAGTAGTTAAAGAAACCAAAGAAAGACAAAAGCTAACACCCAAGTTTGTAGAGGGATTAATTAGTCCTCTGGGCTATAAATTGGATCGAATACTAGCCTTATTAACGGGCGCTTACGATAAGCCGATCCCATTTAAAGCGGAAATGTTAGACAACACTACTATTCTGTGTTCAACAGAACAAGCGCCATCCCCACTTGAATTTGCGGATGAAAAAGACGTAGAACAGCTACCGTTCGTAGTCGGAGATGGGGGACTTATAACTCCCCGTACAATTCAATTAATTGACCCGTACTCAGAGAAGTTTAAACTAGCCAAGTCTTTAGCAGATGCCAATAGAAAAGAGCTGTACATAACGATTGAGGAGCAAAAGAAACAATTGGATATGTTGGGGGAAAGAGTTGTTTCTCAATATAAAGAACTCAACGAACGTGCTGAAGCTATGAAGAAGCAAGAGGAACGAGTTGTTGAATTAGAAACAACAATGGAAGAGACTATAGGAATACCTGTACCAGAACCTGTTCGAGATCTGAAGAAACAAGTTATTTCGCTAGAAGATAAGATTGTTGTTTTAGAGGAAGTGGAAGCAGAGTATAAACAACTGGTTTCCAAACAGGCAGAAGAGATAAGAAGTCTTCTCCTGACAAATAAACTACAGGATGACCACGTTGAACAAAGTACCGAAGAAAAGAGACTGACCCAGAGGGTAAGAGAGATCGAGAGTTTATATGAAGACGCCAAGGAAGAACTTAGCGCAGTGGAAGAAGAAAACGGTAGACTTTCTGAGGAAATAGAGGAGTTAAAAGAGCAGTTAAGGGGTATTGTAATTTCTCCTCCAGATGCTTTAGGTAATGACCCACTACCGATAGACAGACCTCTAGTAGAGAGAATAAGTAAGTTTATCTCTTACGCTATCAAAACCTTTCAGAGTAAGTTACCTAATGACCCTCATACCGATGTAGCTGTATATAAGTGTTTAGCTTTACAAAGTGATATTGAAATAATTGCAAGAGAACATCGACTAATTTTACCAAATTAGATATAATGCGGATATGCGTTTACCGACACAAAATGAAGAGCTATCTGACAAGCAAAAGTTTTATAAACTTTTAGTCACGACAATTAGTGATAACGTTTCTTATCAAGAGTTACCAAGGAACAAACAACTTAAAGTAGCCTGTTCAATTTGTGAGAATGTAGATAAAGAGTTTAAGCGTCTCTTTAGAGACTGGAAAAAACCACCAATAAATAAAAGATTATACCGAGGATTAAGCAGTGGACAAAGAAAAAGTAAGAGAAATGATAACGGCACATAGCCAAGCGTATTTTCAAGTCATCCGAAAGTTAAGTGAGGACGAACTACGGATCGTCCTCACACACATTGTTAGCCAAACTCTACCTGTTGTGTTGTACAGTAAGGACGCAAAGGATGTATCGAGAGGTATTTCCAATGTTCTAGCGACTAGCCTATTTTTCCGTGTCATTGACGATGAAAAGTTTGCACAGGTTCTTAAAAATCCAAATGAGAAAGTACAACCCAGTGATGAAGAAAAAGAAAGAATTAATGTTCTTACCTCACAGGTGGTACAATACTTAGATGTCGTCCTTAACCAACCCCCACCGACTCCCTCAAAAATACATATTCCGACAAGTATTATTCAAGGGTCAACAAACAGGAACTAGATTGTATGTCCAGTTGAGAGACGGTACAGTAGAGGCTTCTTTCCCTCGTAATGTAGGATTAAGCCTGTACAAAGCTAAAATACACTTGATTGATATTCTACAAGGCTACGTACTTGTCTCTCAAGCTGAACAGCTTAAGTCAATTATTGTTTTCTTAACGGATGAAGAGCGCAAGGTATTAAATAGACGTTGTAAAGCAGGTCTTAGAAGACTCGAACACGTAGAACCTATTAAAATAGTAAAGAGGAAAAAATGAAAAGAATGTGGTGTGTACACCCACGCTATTTACCAGACCATATTTTAGTGGAATCTTGGAAGTATTGTATTAAGCTACAGAAGGATATGATATTTGGAGGTGTTCCTAGACAGGAAGATCCTTTACTCCACGAGCTATTCCAACAGGACTACCCAATGGAGTACCTAGGGGATTACCTGATGTCTCTCCTTGAAGAAGGAAGGGTTAGAGGGATTGGATTTACTTTAGCTGAAATTCATACGTCAGAAAGAAATCCCAACCTGACAAAGTTCTACATTAAGACAGATGAGCTAAGAACTGACTTTTTGACTTTGCGTGAAAGGGCTACTAAAGAGGGAGCTAAAACAGGCGCTATCTTAGGAGTTAAAGAAGAGAAAGGGGGTAGCTTTAACTACTTAATAGCCCTTAACCCTGTTTTTACATTAACACCGATTGCGGAGGAAAGTAATGACCAAGAAAGTTAAACAACCCACACCCAAAGAACTTATTAAAAGAACTAAGTCTGTGGGTCTTCAAAATGCCAAGAAAGAGAATCCAAGAAGCGAGTTTATTCGTGTTCGTCTATCAACTGAACAGCTTAATAAGCTGTTAGCTGTTTTCTCAATAGAGTCTACTCAGGTAAGGGAGAAGATTAGAGATTTGTTACTTTCTCAGAGTGAGAAGTTAAATCTCGATAAAGTAGAAAAAAGAACTTATGTGTATGGCACAGAAGGATATACACAGTACTTTTCTATAAGAGTGACTAAAGCCGGTAAAAAGAAGTGCTTTCTGTTTAAGCCTAAAGCGTATACAGAGGCAGAATATATAAGAAAGGTGATCGAGTATGCCTGTAGCGGAAGAGAAGTACCGGTACAAGCTAGCACTGACTAGCTGTCCAGAGTGTAGCCTCCCTACCTATGAAGTATTAGAACACTTGGGAGAGAGTAATAAGTTTATTAAGCTAATTGACGTTCAACTGTTAAAACCAGCTATACCCTTTATTGATTACCAGGAGCATGAATGTGAAGAAGAGCAAGAAGAAAATACTCAACCAGATTAAGAATCTTTTACAGTTGGGAACCTCACCTAATCAAAATGAAGCAGAAGCCGCTTTGGCTAAAGCCTATGAGTTAATGGAGAGGTATAACTTCTCTGAAGACCAGGTACAAGGTAGTTCAATCTCACACACTGACGTGGCTACCTTTGAAACGGTTCCCATTTTTCTCCCATTTATTGCAGAGCTGCTTAGAAACTTTTTCTTTACTGAAGTTCTGGTAAATAAAGAGGCTCCACATAGAGTCTGTGTTCTGTGTGAGAGCAAATATACCGCTGGTTCAACACAGTTCTTTAAGTATTTGGTAGAAACGCTAGAGACAAATATTCCACAGACAGTGGACGTGTTCTCTCAAGTTAATATAGCATTTGCACTATTTCAGCACAGCCCTCTTTATAGAGAAGAAATTAATAGTGGGTCTAATTTTAGGACTACTTTAGAGGCAGAGAAACTATCGTATCTTGTGGGATTTTTTCAGGCACTTACGGCTAAGTTCTCACAAGTTAAGCAGGATCTACGCAAAGAAGGGCTTGTCCTGGTGAATAGGTCTCCAGAAGTAGAAGCGGTTATGGAAAAGGTAGGCAGAAAAGATTTTAATAGTGTTGGGCAACAGAAACAAATAGGCGATACAGCGATGCTGATGAGGGGCTATAGGGATGGAAACAAAATGAGTATAAACCAGCAAATAGGAGCTAAACGTGGATTATAAAGTAATTATGGTATTTCCAACACCCGTTGTGTTTGGGTTTACCGATGAAATGCAGTTGAGACAAGTTATTGTAAAAGCGATAAATAGTATGGCTACGCTGAAGAGCGACCTTACAATATACAACAATAGAAACATTCACTTTCCCCTTACTACCTTTTTTCCAGAGCGGGTAGAGAGAGTGCTTAGAAATATTATTTTCTGTTCCTTTAGACCTACTAGTGTCACACTTAGTCAGTTTAAAGCAGACAAAACAGAAATGAGTTTTGCCCCATGACAGTGTGGATTCCTGTAAGTCAAGAATTACCCCCAAAAGATCAAAGTAACTTGAACACGTCTATAGAAGTTTTGGTTACAAGGAATTTTTCGCATAGCGGGTCTGACATTTACATAGCCAATTTTTCTTTTGCCAAGAATTTATGGGTAGACCAACTTAATTTAATAGTAGATAACGTAGTGGCTTGGGCTTATTTGCCAGAACCATACACAAAAGATGTTTTTCACCAAGAAATATCTTTAAAAGAGCAACACGCTCAGTTAACCCTAGAATTGTATAAAAACGCTGCGATAAGGAATAGGCTATTTTATGAAAAAATTAGAGGAAACGACTGAGTAAAGATGAGTTTTGCACCATAATGGGATTACACTTTACACCCGAAGAGAAGGCTTATGTTTCTGCAAATTTTTCCTGGGGAAAAGGAATTATAAAAGAGATAACTAAGGACTTAAACCGGCAGTTTAATCTTAATAGAAAACCAGACAGTGTTAGGAGAGTTGCTAAAAGTTTGGGTGTTACCAGAGGGATAGTAAAATTACCTTGGCATTATTCTCAATCCTATATTGAACAAAAAAGTCATTTCCCACAAGATAGAATATCTAGGCTGGTTATCAAAGGTACAGTTCCTTCTGTACCCTATCAAAGGTTTGTTCACGTTGATTTTTTAGCACTTAGACGATACGTAATTAGCGAACCCGTTTTGTACGGATATAAAAGGTATCAATGCTTAGTGTGCGCGGTCCCACTGCAAGGAGATTTATTGTGTACCTTTCACATCCCTGTAGAAGAACCAAAACCCAGTAAGCCAAGAGACAGCATTAATCTAAAGCTAGAGCCCACGACTCATATTGATGCGATAGGGAGTCTTTTAAGGCAGATTAGAGAGTCTAGAGGGTTAACACTCAGGGAATTAGAAGCCAAGTCGGGTTATGACAGGGACGTTTTATCAAAGTTAGAGAGAAACCAAAACAACGCTTATGTCCACTTTACCCATTTGTTAGACATAGCGACTGCCTTGGGGTACGAAGTCAGTTTAAGACTAGACAAGAAAAAGAAATAAGTTTAACTTAGTTATCAAATAAGGAGAAGAAGGTACAACAGTTTATGAACGAACCCAGAAGATTAAAAAAAACCACTCAAGAGAAGAAAGTAACTATTGAGGAAATTCCTCTTGGAAGTACAAAGCCAAAGGAAGCCGAAACCAAAGAACAGTTCCAAAAGCGAATGGGAGTTAATCAGCCTAGTAACCTAGTGGTTAAAGTCAGAGGTGGAACACGTTAAATTAAGCCAGAAGATTAACTCAGCTAATCTACTCGTTTATTTTGTTTACAATTATACCTTTTTATGGTATAATATAAGGTATCTTTTGAATGATTTCCTTATTCATTAGGTAGATTTTTAAAGCAATTTTTAATTAAGCAGGTAGACAGTCTACCTGCTTAATTTTTTTTACATCAATGGGAGTGAAACAATGAACCAATATTGGGAGAACACACTAATTATAAAGAGTAAGTACTTTGAGAAGTTTATACTCTACCTGGCCGCCGTAGACTTAAAACCAATGGGAATAAGATTCCTTGTCTTCTCCAACAACAGAGTAGACCAAGACTGGGTGTGTTGGTCACACCCACTAACAAAACTAGAAGATGCCAAAGAAGAATTTAAAAAGACCATTGAACAAATTAAGTCAATTGAAAAAGAACAAGTTACATAATTTTAATAATAAAAGAAAAGGATTAGCCAATTATGGAAAGTACAGAAAAACAAACAAAGTCTTGGGATGTTTTATTTGGGGAATCTGAGGGGTATACAATTACCTTCGATGCTCCACAGAATATTAATATTAATCAGCAAATAGAAGCAGTCAACACAGTGGCCCCTGTCTACTTTAAGACAGCCTACACAGGATTTCAATGTATTTTACGTTCCGAAAACCCCGATGGGTATAAGTTTAAAGGTGCATTTTATACACAATCTTTTCTCCTACTTAAAAACTTTGGTAGGGAGATAGATTTAAGTACACTCAAAGGCACAGCGGTTAACTTAACTCTTCCTCAAACGCTGTTTAAGATGACGTTTATTGAGTTAATGAACAAAGGTGAATTACCACATTTAAAAGAAGTGGTTGCCCAATGGAAAAAGGATAGAAAGTCAGAAGTAGACCCACTAAACTTTGCGGCTATTCACCAGGAAGTTATTAACTTGGAGGAGAAAGTTAAAAAAGTTATGGTGACAGAGATTACTAAGTTTTTAAATAGGCAATCAAAAGAGTTTAAGGACTTAAATCTAGTTGTGGAAGCCACAGTACCCAAGATAACAGCGTTGGTGGAAGGCTAGTGAAGCACATTATTATGTACTCCGGCGGTCTTGTAAGTTTTGGTGCTGCCAAAGTAGTTATTGATTTATATGGCAGAGAGAATGCCTACGCTCTCTTCGCTGATGTAAAGAACGAACACCCAGATTCGTACAGATTTCTAGAAGAGTCCACAGACAAATTGGGTATTCCGCTCGTAAAGATTGAAGACGGTCGAGATGTTTGGACATTGTTTATGGATCAGAAGTTTGTAGGTAACAGCCTAGTAGACCTCTGTTCTCGCATTTTAAAACGAGAGTTAATGGATAAACACCTATTCGCCCACTTTAAGCCGCATGAGTGTATTTCTCATGTGGGTATTGATATTTCAGAGATTCATAGGTACGAGAGGTTACGACCCAGAAAACTTCCTTATTATTTTGATGCCCCTTTATTAACCACAGAGGAGTATGAAGAAGATAAGAAGTTTAAATTTAAGACCAAGGACTTAATTCCAAACTGGCTTAACTCTCTTTCTAGAGCCACCTGCGTTGTACAAGTATGGCTTTCCCAACAACAACTGTTGGGGAGCCTGTGTAAAAGCAGGTTTAGGACAATGGCGTTTGGTTTGGAAATTCTTTCCAGCCGTTTATATCAACTCTGAGAGCAGAGAGCAAGACTTTATTCGTAATGTCAGTGCAAACCATAAAGGTTTCCTACATAAGCAAATTAAAAATAAAAAAGGTTACTTAACATTAAAGCAGTACAGAGAAGATTATCTAGAGAAAGGAAAGGTATCTAAAGAAGAGCAGCTAGACTATGGCGGTTGTGGCTGCGCTTTAGAATAATTATGAGAATACTAAAATCGGAAGATAGCTTTTATATTGATTGTTCAACTATTTACGCTATGCAGCACGATAAGGAAGAGGAACTTTTAAAACTCTACTTTGGAAGTTCAGAAACAGTTATCATCATCCACTGTAAAGAGAAAGACTTTATTCCAAAGCGGTTGTTCACCATTTTAAAAGCAACCTGTATAACATCGGAGGTTTTAACCTACCAAGAATTAGAAAGTCTAATAGCACTGGGGGAATATTAGTAGTGGAAGATTTCTTGAATAAGAACCCGGTTTGTGCGTGGGCTTTAACAGTTGTCGCTGTTTACTTAGCGACAACTATTTTGTTTCTATCCTGTCTACTTACACTTGTAAGTTGGATATGGTTGGGTGAACACATTGCGGAGTTTTTTAATTTACCAATAGAGATATTTTGTTTAAAGGAGTGAACTATGAATTTCTTTGGCTTTTGTCCTCTTTGTAACATACGAGGCATTACTGGGTTTTGGTACGACCAACACGATATGCAAAATCAATTCAGAGAATGGGTGATCGGTTATAAAGTAGACACCGATCCTTACTTAGAAGGTCACGAAGTCGCTGCTTACCTAGGTGATTGTGAGAATAGTCTGCTCGACAGAGAAAGGATAAAGAGAAGCATACAAGATTGTATGCTAATGCCCTTCAACAATATTGTAGAGGCTAGAAAATCAAGTTTATCACCAAAAGAGATTCGATGTATTTCTTGTAGTAAAGATGGTGTTGTCGGGAGTGGGTTTCAGTTTATGTACGGAGATGCAGAGAAAAGTGTATTTCAGTGTAATACCTGTTACCTAAAAAGACCTACCCCACTACCAAGAATAGGACATGATTTATTAGAAGTGCTGCCGATTAAAGAGATACTTACATCTTTTAGGCATCTGAACAGGCAGAAGCAGGAGTTAGAAACTAAGCTGGTTGAAATAGATGCACTTATGCGTGAATTAGCTAATGCAGCTAGGAAACATTTACCCAATGCAGATTGGAAAGATTTACTCGAAGAAGAAAAGAGGACAGAACTATGATATTAGACAACACTAAATATTTGGAGAAGGAAAGCGTAAAGAAACCTCTCCAGACGAGTGTAACGATAGATTATGAGGTCGGTTTTATAGTCATTAGTATTCCACAACATCTTCCTATAGGAAGTGAGTCAGATTTTGAAAACAAGTTATTGAAGATAAGCATAAAAATGGATAATCCAGAGATTAAACTCAAAGGAAGAGAAAAGGTAACCTGTCCATTTAACGCATTAACAGATATAGAAATTAGGGAGAGAAGAAATGACAGAGGATAAGTTATTTTGTGAACTATCTTGGGATAAGCACAAACTTACAACGGAAGAAAGAGAGAAAAGGCTTCAGGCGTTAAGAGAGCACTACAAGATGACTGACGAAGAGATGGTCACACGGTTTAAAAATGGTATTGGGTCGTGGGGATCTGGTATAACCGAGTGGTTAGTTTTAATTGGCAGAGGCGATTTGGTGCTTTGACTAGAGAGTGATAAAAAATATGAAAGAGGACGAGGAGAGTTATAGACAATGAAATTAAGTAAAGCAAACATTAAGAACCATCACAAAGCAGAGGAACTGTTAAAACGAGGAGACTTAACCAGCGATGAAAAACTATTTGTTTTCTCTCACTGGAGAGAGGATTATTACAATGTGGTTGCGCCAGTAGGCACTTTTTTACGCCTGTTCAGTAGAACCTGTTTATCATACCTGTGGTAGAAACTGTGAGATAGAAGAGTGCACAGGAAGTGGAAATAAGTATTTTATGGAGCAAGAGATTAATTGCTTAGATGAGGTGTTGAGCTGTATAGAGACTTATAAATAGTTTAAAGGGGTAAGATAAATGTTTATGGATTTAAAAGAATTGATAGTGTTTAATGCGTTAGCTAGTGAGATAGGTTAAAGAAAAGCCTTCTTGTTAAAGGATATCTATCTTAGAACGAGTTATCCCTCAGCTCCAGATGCTTAAGAGAATAAACATTACCCAGTTGTATACCATGTTAGGAGAACTCATAGAGGATAATTTAATAGCCTGTACTAAACTTTTTAAGGGGCAAGCATACGGGTATAGAATTAATTGGTAGTCTAATCCGTATAAACATTAGATAAGGGTAAACTGAGAGTGTGCTAGAATCTTACTATGTTTTAGACAGCTACTTACGTAGCCTTATTAGCTGTGGATAGGAATAAGGAAACCAGTGGGTTTTGGAGAGTGCTTTAGGAATGGAATTTGGCGGAAAGTAGAAGAATTTAGAAGTGCCCAGAGGGCTTTCAAAAACACAAGGGAAATCTGCAAATTTTCATTCCTCCTTGCCGTAGTATAAGCTAGAATAGCCTACCTTTCTTTAGAATACAGCAATCAACCAACTTTGTCAAGCAAATTAGCGCACTTTCAGAATACACCCTCTTTAAAAGTGTGCGGAACGCACTGACGACCAGGATGGAGAGCCTGAAGCTATCCGTGTTATTCCTTCCACTTTACCCCCCGTGGGGAAGAAACCTAGTACTAGTCATTACCAAATTTTTATTTACTTGATATAGAACTAGAAGAGATAAATCAGGGGAAAAAGCCTGAAAACAGGAAAACATTTTTTTATAAAATGGACGAATTTGATTTTTGATTTCTTACTTTTGGTAGTAGAAATTTAGTCAATCCTGTTGGTTCCTATTATAAGATATGCCTTAATTATACAAGAAAATGGCAGGAAAAGAAAGATAAAAGTGCCATTTCTAAGGGTATATTTTAATCAAATATGTAGGATATAACCAGGTTTTTGTAGTATACAGAGGAATATTGTAAATAAGCCCTTTTTCACTTTATCTCATAAAGTAGAATTGGAAAGGACAAAAAGTAAAAATGGTTATATTCTTTAGTTTTCTAACATATCTGGCAGAGGTTCTCAGAACGAAATCCCTCATGCTAACTGTAAATACAAAACACGTCTAGATTCAGCGGCTTTAGCTAATGAAGATTTGTAAAGTACCTAAAAAATTGATATTAAGAGTAGAGGCTAGCTTTACGAAGATATAACGAGTAATCAAGAGAGAATCACTTAACCCCAAAAAAGGGGTAGGAATAAATGGTGCTATCAGTAGAGAAAGCTGTGCCACAATTACCGTTTGACAGAATACAACAGAATACACGTGTGTAAAACGTAAACCGTCCCGACTTTTTTACATTTCTTTACAATTAAAGAGACAGGAATTTACTTTGTGGGTTAAAGTTATAAATAGAGAAGTACGATACTCACAGAATAACTGAAATCTGTACCATACCAACATTTGACAGGTGTATAGCGTAGGCGTACAGGGTAAACGTGTAACGTAGATGTAGAAAATGGGGGAAATTTTGAAATAAAATCCTTACCGGAGAACAGGGCTCCCGCCTGTTCTCCCCCAGGAAATTCCCAGCCTAAAATTCCCCTTCCCAGAAATTGGCAGTGGGTGTGATAGGGCTTCGCCTAGTGAAATGTTTCCAGACTCCCTTTCCTCAAATTGTCAGCTTCTTTGAAGCTCTTTTCTTTAACCTTTCATATTTATATTATAACTCATTACGTGCTACAAAGTCAATAGCTAAATGAGTTATTTTTGAAAAAAAAAATAAAAAAAATTAGAGGGTATCCCCTACCCTCTGGAAATTTTGAGGTTAACTTACTGCTCTCAGAGCTACGATTAGCTCTTGAGTTGTTAGCCCTTGCGCTGCCAACATAGCGACAATTGTAGCTATGGGTGCGAGGGTTTCATTTCCCAAGTGTATGATTTCTTGTACAATTTCTTGTTTGCTCATTTGTTTTGTTTCCTTTTTATTTTACGTTTTATACCTATATTGTAGCACGAAATAAACAAAACTTGCTACCAATTTTGTATTTAGTTTGTGTTAAATTTGTTTAACAAACCTTCTCTCAATCTCTACCGGTTTGCCCTACACTTTTTACCTACAAAATTAGCCTATGCTCTTGAGACTCGTTTAAATCCATTTCTAGCCATGTTTCTAACTTGTGGTACTAAATCATTACTTGCTCTCAAACTCTATACTCCGCATGAACACTATGTTTGAGACTCATAACAAATCATTAACAGTTAAACCCCCATGCTAAAAAACGCTTATATATAGATGTTTAGAGAAAGTGCCTCAAACCCAGTAATAGCACCATTTTTTAAGTTTCCAGACAAATAATCGAACATTGATGAAAAAGGCTAATTGTAAGAGAACAGAAGAGAACACTACTGATTATGTGCTACAAATAAACAAGTATGGCACAATATGAGACTAGACAATGATACCATTTTGATATATGATAGCTATATCGAAAGACAAACAAATCGAAGCGATTCTAACAAGAGTCATCGAAGCGACTTTCTAGTTTAATCTTACTAGCTGTGAGCATAACACAGTATTGAAAAAAACAATGCGAGTGTTATAGATTGTCACTCAATACAATCTAAATAAATAGGTTATAGGTAATTGTTATGATGTGTGCCCCTGAATTAAGAAAAAATGCTACTAGATACACGATTGGTACTAATACATCTGTTTTAGATTTGTTTAGAACAGATAATTTTGAGGATGTTAAAAAATACTTCAAAGATAATTTCAGTACCGATTCTAGTATGATTTTTACTAAAAATTTAGGAGAACGTACAGACAATCATTTTCATCTCAATACTGATGAAATCTGTTGTTACAAAACAGTTACACATTACTATAACTACTAGTTTTATAAAATTGCTAAAAATCTATAAAATTAAAAAGGAAATTATTTATAATGTCTATGAATTTTACAAATTTTGGTTCACTTCTTAAAGCCGGTATTGAATCTGTGACAGGTGTACCCGCTAAGGTAGCGGGTACACGTTCTGTTAGTGATAACTTAGTGTTTATTCCCGCCATTGGGTTAATGGGTAACTACCCTGTGTTAACTGCCTATTTTGGCTCTGCCTTTGCCGATAGTCTATTATCAGGTGATCCTAATTTTTCCCTAATCGATCAAAATAGTATTGTTGCTCGTGTTTCTACTAAAGACAGTAACGGAAAACCTGATTTTACAAGAGGTAAAAGCAATGGCAAACCTGCTAGTAAAGCGGGTAGAATCGTTGAAGCATTGACTATGGTTATTCAAGGACAAGAAGCTATTAAGAACTATAAACACCTCAACACCTATTTTAAGTCTTTTTTATCTCACAATGATTCAAAGTCTAGAAAGTGGAAAGTCTGTAACAATTTCATTGAAACACTGGAAAGTAACCTTGTGTTAATATCTGAAAAAACTGTGTGTTCTAGTGAAGACATCGCTGTTTTAGATGGATTACTAACTATGATGAATCATTGGGATTCAAACACGGTTAATGAGGGTATTCTTAGTAACTCTCTTAATGTTAGAAGTCTTGTATTCACAGCCGATAAGGATGATTTGAAAGTTAATCAGGACAAAGTAAACTATGTGTTTACTGGTAGTTTAAAAGAACATAACATTGTTGTCGGTGATATTCTGCCTATCAATGATGTGTATGAGATCCTATTTGAACGTGAATTGAAATTCTAGGCAATGAACGCACCCTTTCAGGTGTCAGCGGTTGGTACACTGATTATCTTTCTCATGATCTGTATGCTGTCACAGTGTAGCGTATAGAACAAGAGTTTGTAGGTTCTCATCAAAAACCTATACCTTCTCTAAACAAACTAATAAATCTAATGGGAGCTAATAAAACAATGAGTAACACAGTTTATATGATAGGTGAAAGTTTAAGTATCAATGTTCATAGAGTGCGTTCAAAGGAACTCAAAGCAGTCATCAAGGAGCTAAACAAAATAGCAAAGCACAAGGCAAAGATTGAGAAAGCGGAGTACTATCGCAACACGGCGATACTCAATATTGAGTACAAGGCAGAAAAAAGAGAGCATAGCTATAAACTTTTTGCCACTTCTTTTGATGACCTCCCGCTAGTAGAGGATTATAAAGAGGAAAGGTCAAACATTATCTAGGCTGTCATTCAATTAAAAAGACCTGCTAATTTTAGTAGGTCTTTTTTTATGTCTGGAAATATTTGAATTAACGCTACAACGTAGGCTACTACTAGGC